AATCATTAGGCGGGGGGGGGGGAAATTAAATAATAATATGATTTTATCTCTTTAGATATAAAGGTAGTCATGTTTAAAGTATTTTTTTATTAATTCGTTATAATAAAATTTAAGATCATTTATACTTGAAATATCATCAGTTTTTGAATACAAATCATATTTATTAAATAATTTTAAGTATTTAAACATTTCTTTATCTTTTTGACATTGAAATTTCTTATATTCTTTTTGTTCATGATATACATATAGTGAGTGAAATCTAATTATATATAATGCTTTTTCTGGCAAAAAATGTGGATTTTTATCAGATTTGAGAATACGGTATAAATACTCATCATGTCCCCAAGAGCAGCGTACATTATCTAAACCACAACCTTCATGGTAAATTCCAAGTTCAGTATTGTATAAGCTATTTTTCATATCAGGATTTTCAACATTAAATTCTGGAAAAATGATTTTTTCAGGTAGCTTACAACCTAAAACAAATGTATCTCCTACCATAGCCCATTGTTTATTTATCCCTGTACCTTCATTATCATTACCTTTTAAATACATTATTTTACCAATATCATGCATAAGCCCTACCAATTGAAGCCAATCTGGATGACCATCTTTGCGTATCATTTCGGCAGTTTGAATTGCATGATATAAATTTGGATGTGAACAATCTGGATCGCTTACATCTACTAGTGTATTTAATTTTTCCATAATATCCCATATACCTAATTTCATTTCAAAATTTGAAAATTTTTGATGCATCATTTTTACAAACTCTAAAGTTTGATTCTTACGAGCTAAAAAGTAATTTTCTGAAACACGTTTTAATGTCATATTATAATTTCTGTATCCTTCGCCATACTTGATTGTTATTTTTTTGTTATTATTAACCGATTCTTGACAAGCTTCTGCTATAATATGATTGTTTAAACAATCTTCCATTGATACGGAAGACTTTATATTTTTAGTTATGCAATCACAGAATGCTTCTATTTCATTTTTGAATGCGTTTTTATATCTTTGAAGGAAGGATAATTTTTTATCTATTAAAAATTCATTATTTATAATTTCTCCATTTTCACCGTAAAACTCGCAACGCTGATCATAACTAGATGATAACCTTGATAAATTAAGACAAACTAAAGTACCTAAAGAATATTTTAAATTTATGGTTGCATGTTTGTAGTTATAATCTTCAACTTTTTCATAATCATTTACTTGTACGCTAACACAAGTTGGTTTATCTCCTAATATCCAATTCATATAATCAATATCATGTGTAGCGGAATCATGAAAAATTCCCGATGATATTTTTAAATAATTTTCACTTGAATAAGGGTAATCTCTATTTATTGTTAATGCATAGTTAATTTTGCCAATTTTATTTTCATTAACTTGTTTATAAATTGATTTTATTAGAGGATCAAATCTTCTGTTGTATCCTACAAATAATGTTAAATTCTTTTCATTTGCCAAATTAAAACATTCAATAATTTCATTATAATTTTTAGTTATAGGTTTTTCAACAAAAACGTGTTTATTATAATTAAGAGACATTTTAATTAAATTATAATGAGTTTTAGTAGGAGAAGCGATAATGACGCATTTTATTGTATTGTTTTTTAATAAATCAGTAATAGATTGATTATCATTGAAATTGATATATTTAGTATTACCTATAACTTTACTTACATCATTGAGTTCAATTACATGTGTTAAATTAAGATAAACATTATCTAATATATTTTGATAGTGAATTTTACCAGCTCTTCCAAATCCAAATAATATAGTATTCATATTTAATATTTATAATAGAGAAAAATTGAATAAAATTTTTTAAATTAAAACAAAAAAATGGAAAAAAATAATCCTTTATTAGATCTTAAAAATAATGGTGTATGCGCTATTAAATCGGTATTTTCGCATGAAGAAATAGATGAATTACAAAAAAAATATTATAATATTTACTATCATGTAAATTCTAAAATAAAAAAATCAAAAAGAGATATATACAATTATTATACCAATTATGATAAAGAATATCATTATAAAAAAAACTTTTATAATATAGATAAATTCGAAGTTATAGAAATAAATAAGGGTAGATATGATATATCAGTACCCTATAATCTTGAAAAAAAAGATGTAATTGATGAAATAATTAGTAATTTTATTAAAAAAAATTATAAATCAAAGTGGGGAATTTTAACATCTGATAGTAAATCAGCAAATGGGCCATGGCACCGCGATACAATAAATTTAGACGGAGAAGCAGATGAAAAAGGAAATTACGATGATTCAAATGTAGTTCATAACTTTAACCCATTTTATTTTACAATACTAATACCTCTTGTAGATATGAATGCTAAAAATGGGTCAACTGAATTCATACTAGGATCACATAATCTTACATATGAGGAATCTTTAGGACAGGAACATGTTCAATTTGATACAAAAGTTGGGGATATAATTATATTTGATGGAAGAATTTTTCATAGAGGTAGAGAAAACAATACAACCGATAGTAGACCGGTTGTATATAATATGATTCATCGTGATTGGTATGTTGAAACTGGCGACTAAATTCTAAATGTTTTTATAATATTATCTATTTCTGATATAACATTTTTTGTACTTTTTTTTTCTGAAAAATCTGATATAACTTTTTGATTTATTTCCTCTTTTTTTTTTTTAACTATCTTATTCTTTATACTATTATCTGATAATCTTTTACTATCTATTTGAGATAACAAATCGAATTTTTTTGATGATTCACTCAATTCCTTTGGTTTTGTATTCTTATTTTTATTATTATTTTTATTTTCATTTTCATTTTTTTTTAAATTTTTAGGATTAGTATCGTTGCTTTTTTTCCTTGATACTGATTCTACACTACTACTCAATAAATTAATTTTTTTATCATAATTTGGATCATTCGCTTGTTCATTTTTTTTTAAATCCTTATAGATGTAGTTTATGTTTCCACAAGCTTGAATATAGATACCATAATTATTTACTATTTTTTGATCTAAAAAAATAGAGCTCGTCAAAAATTTTATAGCATGTATTACAAAAACCATTTTTTTATTAAGTATTCCACTTTTAAAATTTATTTTAAAAAATTTATACATTGACATAATTTGACTTGTTATCTTATCATTGTCCAATTTATATGTGAACTTTAAAATAACTTCCCAAAAGATCCAAATCATATCATAACATTGGAGCTTATCTATACCTTTAATATGTCTAAATCCAATTTTGTATCTTTTATTTTTTTTTATATTTATTTTACTCCATTCTAACATCCAACTTAACCAATATATAGAATCCTTGTAATTTTTATTGGTTAATGAAAAATAAAATTCATTAAGAATTATTTTAACTTCTCCAGGATCTCCCTCTCTTAGTATATCTCCTAATAAATCATTATTAGCTTTTAATCTATCTTTTATTTTATTTATATTAAATTCTTCAGCTTTTATTGAACAAAGTTTTAAAGGTTTATCTTTTTTCGATAAACAAACTAATGTAATTAATTCAGCAATGTAATTTCTTACTATTTGATTGTTTCTTATGTTTAAAGAATTTAATTTATAATAATCATTTTTAATGATTTTAACTAATATTTCATATTTTGTAAATAAATATTCAGATAAATTAGGATTATTTATGTGAACATATTTATTATAAACATTGAGTATTTTATCTAATACTTTATCAATCTGTCCGGAAATAATTAATTCTACTGCCCAAAAACATGATTCTTCAATAGAATCTTCTAATAAGCACTTATTAAATTTTTGTATAACGGCCGCCTTCATATAACCTGAAAAAGTCTTATCCTTGAAAAAACTTAAAATTCTATAATCATTAATCTTGTACAAAAAATTAACTTCAAACATAATTAATTTAAATAAAAAATTTATATAAAAATAACACAAATTAATTTCTACAATTCATTACAATACTTATAGCATGAAGTAAACCTGGAAAATAAAAAAATGAGGTTAATACTATACTAATTATAATACGGGAAATATCTTTAAACCCCCGATTCATCTCATCTAAAAAGACCGCTAAAGGAGGAAATACTATAGCAACAACTAATTTTAATATATAAGATGGAAAGCATATAGGTCCAAATCCAAATCCTCCATACATTAATTTATCAAATGTAGACATTATATTAATGCAACATAATTATTTACATTTAGAAATTTTCAAATGACTTAAATTTAAATCACAATTATCATTACTCGTAATTTAATCTTAAATATACAGAAGTTATAAAATAATGTACATTGACAATTCTATAAAAAATTGTATGTATTCAAATACATTAAATTCTAATATTATCGGCATCTATTAGTCTGACTACCTCTCATAATAATTAAAGCATAAATTAACCCGGGAAAATATAACATTAAAGTTAAAAAACAGCATATCAAAAAATACATTAGTCCTGAAACTCCTTTTGCCATAAAGACTCCTGCCGGAGGAAAAAGTATAGTTATTATGTATCTAATTATTGAACTGTCATAACATTTTCTACAATTATTGGGGGTCAATCCGCCAAGTATCCCTCCAAAGGCGCCAAATAAAATATTCCATATCATTTTTACTATCATTTTCCAAATATCAACAAGCAACCAAAACACTTTTAAAGTTATCTTTAATACTAATTCTAAAACAGTACATACAAATCCTGCTATTGGTCCCCTTCCACTAAATGCTAAAGCTTTTTGATGTGGATTTAATATAACTTTTTCTTTTTCTATTCTCTTTGTTCTTGCGTCTGCTTTCATACTCTCAGGTAATCCTTTTTCCTCCTTAAACATAGACTCTGATGCTTGCTTTTTTAAACCTTTAATAATAACACACCTTTTTTTTGAGGGAACACCATATTTGTCATAAGTTAATTCGCACCTATTAGAAATACAATCAGAATTTAGTTCGCATACCTTACCATATTTTTTAGATTGCGTAACACAATATCTTCCTTTTGGATTATTTAACTTATCGTATGTCATTTCACATATACCCGATGAACATTCTCCATCATCAAGACATTTTTTTCCATATGTCACCATTATATATATAATATATTTATTTGTCACATTAAATATCAACCAAAATATGAACTAATTAGATAAGATTATAGAAACAGCGACCATAAATACATTTTAAAAATGGTAAGCAAACCGTCTCGATTTTCCATGTAGGTATTCCTAATTAGTGATAAAAATAAACAAATTTGTATCCCGCTTATTGTATTACTACTTTAATCTTTCAAATTGAACTACTATAATGTCTCGGCACCCGAAACCTTCACTTTTAGTTGAATTATGATAAATATTACCTGAAAAACAAAGTACATCTTTTTCTTTAACCATATGTGTTTTGCGCTCATTTTCATAATCTGAATACTCCAAATCTCCACCTCTTACCGTAGTATCTTTTCTAATGTAGTATATAATTGTAAATACTTTTCTATTTGTAGCACCATAATCATCTTGATGCCATGATAAAAGGTTTGGCGTTTTCCAAAAACCATCAAAATGATTGCGCTGAATAAATTCAATAGTATATTTTTTCGGATTTAATACTAGATTATAAATATTTAGATTTTTAATTATAGTATTAGATTTATTTAAAAGACCTTCAAATTTGGCATAATGTTTTATATCTTTTTCACTAAAACATATTCTTAGATTTATTTTAGTTCTTTTTCTGTTATGAATATCATAATGAACTTCTTGAAAAGACTCTTTTTCGGTATCGCTTAAAGTTAAATGATACATTTTCTAAAATATTAGAAAAAAAATGATTTTCAATTTTATAATATTTATTCTTTAAACTTTATTTTCTTTATTCGTATTTATATACAATACTATCTTTGGGATAATCATGTTTCAATCCATTCACCAAGTCTCTATTAGAAATATAATTAAGTTGGATATCTCCTTCAACATCATTTCCAAAACTTACAACACTTCCAAGTTCTTCATTAAAAGTAAACTTAGGATCAGTGATGTAAATAATATCCGCACATTTGAATTTGTGGCAAATAGGTATTTTTATATCAGACATAAAAGATTCTTGTATTTTATTAGTCTTTAAAACTACATTAAACACATCTTTTTCACACATTTTTTTGTCATCTCCACGTGCCTTATCATATTTTGACAAGTTTCCAGTCTTAAATTTGTGAATTATTTGAGTTTTATCTTGGGTATAATTAAAAACAGGTTTTAGTACAACCCCATTATCTAGTATTTCATCAAAGTATGATGGCGGATTATTGTTTAGTAAGGTTTTTTTTTCTTGAGAACTATAACTATTATCTATAACATTTCTTTTACAATTTTTTAATAAATAATAAGCAATTGTATAAAATGGCATTACTAACCAGAAAATATTAACCCACATAAAAGGTCTTTTAATTAATAAAGGATCAGTTGGGAAGGTCGAGTTTGCATAATTTATATTATTTGGGTTTTTTTCTTGAATAAAATAACAAAACATATAAAGGAAACTATTCATAAATTGTGTACCCATACTTACACTCAATGCAATTAAATAGTTATTATGGTTATTATAAATTTTAAAAATTATTGCTAAAAGAGAGAACAACGCACACTGTGTACAATGACTTGATTCTATAATTCTACTCCAATCATCACTATGACTCATGTATTCTCTATCAGCCCATGCTCCGTATTCAGCGTAGAAAATATGAGATAATTTCCAAGGTAGAACATAACTAATATCATATATATTTTCAGTCCATACATGTTTATTATCCAAAATCAATCCTTCAGACATATTTGATACATAATTGTAGTCAGATATGTATGCTACTTCCCAAACCCCAGTTAAAATTGTCATCATTACCCAAAAATACGTTATCTTATTTATAGATTGTAATTGAGGAAATGATGTTCTAACAAAAATAGATCCAATCAAATATAAACAAATTTCAAAAATTCCAATTACGTAGCCTTTCATTTCAATTTATTATAATACAAACCTTAAATAAAGAATTAAATCAATTTTATTATTTATTTCAATGACATATTATCATAGCATAAAGTAAACCAGGAAAATAAAAGATTAAAGTTAGAGCTATATCAATTAATATGTAAATCCATCCACTAAGACCTTTCTTCATAAAAACAAATAAAGGAGGGCACATTATCATAATTATATAATGAAATAAACTGGGAGGTCTCCTACAAATATTACCTTTGGGTTTAAACTTTTTGCCCGACCCGGGATGTCTTTGTGGGTCATGACCGAAGATACCACCAAGAGATTGTCCAAATATTGTGTTGAATATGGTTCTTATTACACTAAATACTAAATCTCCAATAACAGCTAATATCATATTAATAGATTGAAATACCCCAAAAACTAAGTCTTTTATAAATGCCATAGGCCTAAATAAATTCATAGCAATCTTAAGTAGTTTAGGAATTATAGTTATCATTTTAAAAATAATGTCACCCATAGTGACCATCACAATACCTAGGGTAATCACGGGAGCTAAGATCGGAGTTAATACCATTAATTTAATATAACAAAATAATTTTGAATATAATTAAAAAGGACAAATCATAATAGCATACAGTAATCCAGGGAAATAAAACATTAAAGTTAATGCTATAGTTATCAAAATGTATATCCAACCACTTAATCCTTTTACCATAAAAACGTACAGAGGAGGACATAATAAAAGTATTATGTAATAGAAAATACTTGGAGGTCTTTTACAAACTTTGTCTTTAGGTTTAAACTTTTTTCCTGTTCCAGGGTGTCGTTGTTCATCGTGTCCAAAGATTCCCCCTAAAGCTTGTCCAAATATTGTATTAAAAATAGTCCTTATTGTACTCATTACTAAATCTCCTATTGTATCAAGAATCATATATGCCGCCTTGAAGACCCCGAATACTAGATCTTTTATAAATGCCTCGGGTCTAAATAAGTTAGTGGCAAGCTTTAAAAATTTTGGTATAAATTTTATAGCAAAAATAATTATTTCTCCAAAAATAACCATAGTCATACCTAGCATAATTAGGGGTGCTATTGCTGGTAAATAAGTCATGGCTTGTCCTATAGCCATTGGTATCCATAAAAAAGACATCTTATATATATAAAATAAAAAAATTTAGAAAGGACAAACAATTAAAGCATATAGTAATCCAGGAAAATAAAACATTAAAGTTAATGCTATAGTTATCAATATATAAATCCATCCACTTAATCCTTTTACCATAAATACATAAACAGGGGGACATAGTAATAATATAATGTAGTAAAAGAAATTAGGGGGACTTTTACAAACTTTACCTTTAGGTTTAAATTTTTTACCCGTTCCTGGATGTCGTTGTTCCCCGTGTCCAAAAATACCACCCAGAGATTGTCCAAATATAGAATTAAAAATTGTTCTTATTGTACTTAGTATAATATCCCCTATTGTATCAATAATCATGTATATTGACTTGAAGACTCCGAATACTAGATCTTTTATAAATGCCTCTGGTCTAAATAAATTCATAGCAATCTTTAAGAATTTGGGAATCATCTTTAACATCATAAAAAATATATCACCAAGTAATATCATTGCTACTCCCAACATAATAATAGGTAAAATCATAGGAATTAATGGTAATAACATGCCCATTGCCATAACCGACTTATGTATTAATGAGAAAATAATTTAAAATTTAACTAATAATCATCACTTTTTGATAAAATAATTTTTTTCTCTTCTGAAATAAAAACTGTATGTTCAAATTGGGCTACCATACTACCTGGAGTATCAAGTATAGGAGGGTAGCTATTTATTATTTGATTTTGAAATAATTCATTATATGATAAATCATAATTTTGACTTTCTTTTTCGATGTTGTATAAGAACCTTGGACAGAAAGCCAATGTTTTAAAATTATTTTTTACTAAATTTAGTAGTTTTCCCGTTCTTTTTGTTTTAAATTTACAATTATTATAATTTTGTTTTAGTTTATAATGAGATGATTTACCTTCCAAATAACCCGTTCCCGAACCGGTGGTAGGGAATACTTCCACCGCATAAAATTCATTGTCTTCTATCCTTTCCTTACTATCATTTTTAACAGATGGAATTGATTTTCCAGAATGAATTTCCCATTGAGATATAGAATGACCTGTTAAATTATTAATAGGTTTTAAAGGTATTATTTTCCCATTAACATTAACTTCATATGATGTTACTATCTCTTCAGCTATTGAACTGAGTTCCGATATTAACATATCTGGTCCCATATTTTTAATAACATTATCTACAGCATCTTTTGAAGAAATTAATAAATTATCATAAACCGGATTATTATTTATTGTGAAAGCACTATCAATAATCCAACCATTAATATGAGTCCCAAAATCAATTTTGCATATATCGCCTTCTTTGAGAATGGTTTTATCTCCTGGATTAGGAGTCCAATGAGCAGCTATATTATTTATAGATATTCCTGTAGGAAATGCTATACCATTATTAATTTGTTCCCCATAATTCCTTGATAATTCTCCTATCCGTGTTTCAATTTTATTACATATATCATATAATTTTACACCCGGTTTAATGTAATCTTTCAATTCTTTTCTTACTTTTTTATGAATTTTTGCAGCCTTTTTAGCATCACTTATAATATTATCCATAAAAATACTATATTCATATGTTTAAATAATTTAAAGATATTTTTTTATACTTTATTAATGAATCAGTCTAACTTTGAAGAATTTAATAGTTTAGGTCATGAATCTTTAGATAAAATTAATGAACTAGGACATACATTTCTAGGAGAAATTATAAATGTCGCATTGCCTATAGTAAATAATATGACAAATAATAATATCAATCCAAATGTTCCAACAAGAAATTCAATTAAAATTGAAAAAATTAGAAATGATACATCATCTCTTGTATTATTAGCGTATATCCCGGGAGTAAATAAAGAAAATGCTACAGTAAATATTAAAAATGATAAAACACTTATTATAGAAGGCACTACATCACTTTTTAGTGATCCAGGGCAAACAGAATGTAAACCTGAGAAAAAATACTTTAGAGAAGTTAAAACCGATATTGATATTAATAATATAAATTTAGATGTTAAATATATAGGTGGAGTATTAAAAATTACAATAGTAAAAACACAATTTAATAATACACATGTAAATATAAATTAAACTGGTGTTATGGAATTAAAATTACTAAATATAATCTTCTCATATTTTATATTTTTCACAGTTGTTTTTAAATAAATAATATCCATAAATTTTTTAATGAAATCGAAAATCACGAAAATGGAACCCATCAGTGAAGGGAAATAATAAAATGGTAAAAGTATTAAAATAAAATAATATTTAAATTCATATAAATCCCCGATTGACAAAATAGCAGATAGTACTAATGCTGTTGCGCATTTTACAACTTGATAAAAATGATATTCAATATTAAAATACTTGTCAAATAAATAAATATTTATAGGTTCTATAAATACAATCAAAAATATAATATTAAATATTATAAAATGATAATTTTCATTTAATACATTATAATTATTATCATGTTCAATGTACATATAAATCAAAATAATTAAAGGTACTAAATAAATAAATAATTGGATCAGTATTTGACCAAATAATAAAAATAAATACTTGAAATAATTTATACTTTTTTTGATTTTTAAATCTTTTCTACAAATTGGACATCTTGTTATTTCATTTTTATTAGACAATTCAAGGCAACTATTACATATAAAGGAGTCTCTACAAATGCATATTTTATTAATTTCAGAATATGTTTCCCGACAAATTAAACAATTCATACTAAAAGTATTTTTTTTACTTTAAATATTTATTTTTTTTATCATTTCTATAATGATAAAATATAAATTTGATTCAACATATCTTTTTTTTTATATCCTTAAAAATGAACGGGTTGGTAGTGTACTGCGAAACTCATGATCAAGGAGCAATAATTTTAGATAAAGAAAACTACTTTAAACACTTGACAAAATATGATTGTATATTAGATAATAATTTAGACAAGATATGTTTTCCAGTTTCTGGAATTAATAACACCCGAAGACTATGTAGTTGGATAAAGCATGGAAATTGTAGATTAGAAAATAATTTATTAAAATATAACTCTCTTTCTAAAAAAAATTATGAAGATATGTATGGTGGGTGGGATAATGAATACTTTAAGTCAGAAGTTTATAATTCACAAATAGAAAAAAATAATGAAAAATTTATAATTAGACATATAAAAAATCAAAGCTTAATATATGAATAAATCATTAAATGAGATAAGTAGTGAAATATGGAAAAATACAATAAGTAATAAAGCAGAAATTGAAACACCTGTATCAATATTCCTTATGGGATTACCAGCTAGTGGTAAATCAACAATTATAAAATATTTTTTGGAGGCTATGCTTGATTCGAAAATGAGTGATTTTATACATATAGATCCCGATATTTTAATGAAAACAGCTCCTAACTATAACGGTTCTCGTGCCAAGGATTTTAATAAATTCGGAGTTATTCTAGCAAGTAAAATGCTCAAAAATATACAAAGTCATAAATATAGTTATATTTATTATGGCACAGGTAAAAATTGGAAACAATATAAAACAATGATAAATAAAGCAAGAAGTCTAAATTTTGTAACAATACTCGTTAATGTAAATTTAAATAAATCCGAAGCAAAAAAAAGATCCAAAAAGAGATCTAGAAATAATAGTATTAATAAAAGAACAGTTCCAAATACTGTCATTAACGACATACATGAATCTTTGTTAAAAAAACATGAAAGTGGAAGATATAAGGATCCTTCAGGAACCTTTAAGTCAATAGAAGGGTTAACCAACTATGAGATACTAAAAACATTAGTTGATTTTTATGTAAATTTCGATAACAATCAACCATTTGGTGAACCTCCAAAAGTTATCGATATAAAAATGTAATTATTCTACGGTTACACATTTAGCTAAATTACGAGGCTGATCTACATTACATCCTCTTTCTAATGCTATATAATATGATAATAATTGAAGTGGTAATATAGTTAAGAATGGATATAGATGCTCTTCTATGTGGGGTATACGAATAATATTTTCAGTCATACTATCAAAATCTTTATTATCTTCGTTTGTAATTATTATTAACGAACCTCCTCTAGAATGAACTTCTTCAATATTAGAACATACCTTTGAGTATATATTATCCTTAATTGCTATGACAACTACAGGCATCATTTTGTCAATAAGAGCGATAGGGCCGTGTTTCATTTCTGCGGCCGAATAACCTTCCGCGTGGATATATGATATTTCTTTTAATTTTAAAGCTGCTTCAAGTGCTATAGGATAATTGTACCCTCTTCCTAAGAATAAAAAATTACTAGCAAATTTAAAAATTTTAGACATATTTTTAATTTGATTAGTTAATGATTCTTTAATCTGTAAATAAATATCTGGAATGTTGATTAAATTTTTAATTATTTCATTTGATTTATCTAAATTTATATTTTTTAATTGAGCCAATCTTATCGCCAACATATATAAAACAGTAAGTTGGCCGGTAAAGGCCTTTGTACTAGCTACTCCTATTTCAGGTCCAACATGTAAATAAATGCCACCATCAGTCTCATATGATATAGAAGATCCTACTATATTACAAATTCCGAGACAAAGCATTTTATTTTTACATGATTTAATAGCTTCCAAAGTGTCTGCTGTTTCTCCGCTCTGTGATATACCAATTAAAACTGTATCTTCGCTTGTAGCTTTTTTTCTATATCTAAATTCACTTGCTTGTTCCACTTCAACTGGTATATCAGCTATTTCTTCTATTATATATTTTCCAATAAGACCAGCATTTAATGAAGTCCCACAACCACATATAATAATTTTTTTACATTTTGATAATGTGTGAATTAACGTATCATTGTTTTTTTTTATTTCTATACCACCTAACTTAACATTGAATGAATCGGTTATACGCCCTCTCATACAATCTTTTATTGATTCATGTTGATTCATTATTTCCTTTAACATAAAATGTTTAAAAACACTTTTTTCTATTTGATCTATTTTAATATTTAATTGACTGATATTTGGATTGATTACTTCTTGTGTAATTATATTTTTAATTTCATAATTATTGCTAGTACGATCGATAATTGCTAATTCATTGTCTTTTAAAGTTATTACATTTTGTGTTTCTTCCAAAAATGAGTAATAATCACTACTAATATAAATTTGATTATCAGATAAACCTAATACGATTGGACTTCCTTTTTTAACAACTATAACATCATTTAGACTAAGTTTACTATAAAGAATTATTCCATAAGTTCCAGATATTTTAGATAGTGCTTTAACTACATTTTGATAATAGCTATTATTAGTATTGGTTAAGCAAATGAATTCTATAAAATTAACTAAAACTTCGGAATCTGTTTCGCTATAAAAAATATATCCTTCATCAATTAAAATCTGCTTTAAGATTTTATAATTTTCTATAATACCATTGTGTACTAAAAAAAAATTACCATTATTAGAAACATGAGGATGTGAATTACTATCACTTGGTTTTCCATGTGTAGCCCATCTTGTGTGACAAATAGTAAGATTAGTCTTTATTTTTAAATTAATACTATTTTCAAGATTTTTAATTTTTCCTTTTCTTTTCTCAATAATGATTTCTTTTTTTTCATTAAGATATAATATTCCGGAAGAATCATAACCTCTATATTCTAATCTTTTTAATAATTTTATAGTTTGATTTAAGCTTATATCATTATTTTTTGACAATAATCCAAGAATTCCACACATAATAATAATAACAAATAAAATAAACTTAAAAATATATTAAATATTCTATTTATTATGTTTATAGATAATATTGCTTCTTCAAAAGAATTAGATAATATATTGAATAAATATTATCATAAAAATATTCTTTATTTCCATTCTAATAATTGCGATACATGTCATAACATAGATCGTAAATTAAATAATTTTTTAATAAAACACGTTGATAAAAAAATACAATTTATTAAAATAAATATTGAAAATTCGCCGGAGATTGTAAAAAATTTAGATATTACTACATACCCTATATTCCAAATTTACGATAAGAATTTACTACTTAGAGAAATTTTTGGAACTTATAGTAATATTCTAGAAATATTGGAAAATGTATATAAAGCCTAATTTATTTTTTTTTTTTAGCCATTTGGGCTGTATTTTTTAAAACAATAAACAATAAAAATATAAATGCTAGAAATATTAATAAGATAATGATTAATGTTTTGTTAGCATTAAAATTGCAATTCATATTATTAACTGATATTTAAATTATAATTTTATTATATAATAACATTATGTATAATAAATTTATAATAATTTTTTTATCCATATTTTTAGTACAATTGTTATATTATTTATTAAAGAATGATTATAGTGTAATTTTTTTAGAAAAACACGAAACATGTGGATTGTTTTACAATAATAATTACATTAATAATCTCACATATTTAGATCTTAAATTAAGGAATATAAAGTCAAATCCGTTAAAATTATATTGTGATCATAGTCTTAATTTCACAAATAAAGAAAAAAATAGTATTCTTAATTTAGTTTCTAAAATGAATCAAAAAATTAAATCTAATTTTATAAAAAAATGGAAATTTTCTAAAGTAGATAATTTTATAGAAAACGGATATCCGCATACACATAAGGATACTATTATTTTACCAGAGGCAATAATAGAACATTTAGATAAATCAAATAACTATAAGAATATGTGTAGTTTGTTTATACACGAAAAAACTCATATTTATCAAAGAGTTTATGAAAAATCATTTAGAGATTTATATATAAATTATTGGAATTTCATCGAAGTTAAAAATATAAAAAATTTAGAAACAATATTACCTTTAGTAAGATCAAATCCGGATGGGGTAGAAATAAAATGGTTATTTCATTTTGAAAATAATTATATTCTCCCAGTTTCTATTTATAATAATATTTATTCTATTAAAAATGTAGATTATGTCGGCATCTATGTAATTAAACAAGGAAATGATTTTATTATTCCTAAAAATTATAAAAAAAAACATCTTAAGAAAATAAAATCCTTCAGAAATTTTTTTAAAAATATAGAAAATAATATATATCATCCAAATGAATTATCAGCTGAAGTATTTTCTTTTTTTTATCTTAATAAACTAGGATTAAATAATAGTCTAAATTCTCCATGTATGGATTCATTTTCCCAATGGTATAGCACTATTAAACAGTTTTAACAAAATTGATTATATTAAATTATATTTATTAATAATAAATGGATACTCTACTAATATTAAAAAATATTCCCATAAAACATACCGATAAACTTACTTCTCTAAATGAAATTAAATGTGAAGCTAAACAATGTACTCCTAAGAAAAAAAAAAAGGAAAGATGTGGTTATGGTCCATGTAATAAAAAACTTAAATTTTTAGATTGTAGCTTGAAATGTAGTTGCGATATGTCTTTTTGTACTATACATAGACTACCTGAAAATCACGAATGTACATATGATTTTAAGAGTCGTGGTAAAAAAATACTAGAAAACAAATTACCCAAAGTTAGTTCAGAAAAAGTAGTAAAAATTTAAATAGCGTGTGTATCTTTATGATCATTATTCGGTATACAGTAATACCCGCAATGCTTATTATAATTTATACCGTTTTGTCTTTTTTCTTTATTATAATTTCTATCAGATAAATGGGGGGCCCAAATTGGGAACCCGGAAGCATCATGGTGTTCTACTCCTAATGTACCTGGTTTGTGGCTGAACCTACCATTATTATCCTGACGATAAAAATGATAAGTGTGCCCATCATCAATAGTCATTTCTCCCTTATAATAATTTGGTGGACATTTTTCTGTAAATGGAACTTTAAATAGCATACTCTTTTTGTTATCTGCAATACCTTTTCCATCCCTTTTATCTTTAGTATTACTCCTTGATAATTCTTCTAAATTATCCGCATAAATCTTACGCTCCATGTCTGAACAAGTATATTTTCTATTTTTATTAATCCATCCCTTAAGATTAGCATAATCTCCTGGTTGAGGTTTAAGTTCTCTACATTTTTTTGTTTTACGAGGACATTTGCCTTTATGTTTTTTTTTGCAGAGTCTTCTACATTCATTGCTAACAGCTTTTATTTTATCATTTAAAAAATAGGTGTAGCAATTATGAGATCCTTTAATGTAAGGATGATCCCACTTTTTCGGTTCGAAATGAGGTTCTGTTCCTGACATGTATTCCATAAATCTTTTTTTACAAGAATTATAATTTTTACAATCTTCACCTGAATTTTTTTTCATACATGATTCTAAATTGGGATCAGGAATATTCCCATTGGTGAAACAATTGCATTTGTGATCATGAGTTTTCAAAATTTTATTACATTCTCTTACTTCTTTTGAATAGTCCTGAAACTTATCAACTTTATTGGTATTATTTCTATAAACATTATTTTTATTACTACCTTTATTTTTATTATTTTTCTTTTGCGATCGTCCGCCTTTTAATGTTGCCTTTCTATTTAAAAAAACTATTGACATAATTAGTATATATAAAATAAAGAAATATATTTTTTTCATAATATTAATAATTAAAATAATTTTGTATTTTTTTTAATGTAAAATCATAATTATTGATTAAAATATTATATTTCGAACTTAAGATTTTTTTAGCTTGATCTTGAGGTATTTTAGAATATCTTATAATGTAAGATAAAATAATTACAGCCGACTTTTCAGAATTTTCCCCTACAACTAGTATACCATTATTATTTATAAGATTAACATTCATAAATTCTGTTACTTCTAATACATATTCTATTAATTTATCTATTTCATATTTTTGTATTCTATTTTTAACATCAAAATTATAATTTTCTGATTTGCCCAAAAAAAATAGATCCTTATCTGGCTTTATTATCTTAGTAATATTGAATGTTTCCTTAAAGTTGGTATTTAACGCATTCTTTAGATTCCCTAACCAAACATTTGGTATTATTTCCATCGGCAATGACATTATCTAATTATTATATTTTTTAAGATAAAATTGAACTTAAAGTTTTAATAATATTATAAAAAATGGATATAAAAATTAAATATAAAATTGATGAAAAATTATGGAATAATTTCAAAAAAATCAATGAAGAATCAATAACATTAAATTATCATACTATTCCTCCTAATAAAAAACTTGAAAATGAAGTTGATGATATTTATGACTATTGCACAGCATGTGAAGAGTTTGGTATAAATATTGAAGAATCTCAACGGGTTTGTTTAAAATGTGGAATAATAGATGGTACTGTTATAGATTCAACCGCAGAATGGAGATATTATGGGTCAGAAGACAATAAATTATCTGATCCGACAAGATGCGGACTTCCTACAAATGAATTATTACCGGAATCTTCATTAGGATCTGTTGTTTCCTATTCATATAATGAATCGTACGACATGAAAAAAATTAGAAACTATCATGCTTGGAACGCCATGCCCTATAAAGAAAGAAGTTTATACAATGTATTTGATAATATTAAGGTTAGAGCGGTTAATAGTGGTATACCATTGTGTATAATTGAAGAAGCAAATATATTATATAAAAAAATATCTGAAACAAGAATTTCTAGAGGTTCTAATAGGAAAGGTATAATAGCATCTTGTATATATAAGGCTTGTAAAATAAAGAATGTTCCAAGAAGTGCTAAAGAGATAGCTGACATGTTCCACTTAACAGTTACAAATATGACAAAGGGTTGTAAGAAATTTGATGAAATCATGAATATAAATAATAAATCTGAAAGAGTCTGCTTAACGACATCCGCATCTGACAGTTTCGTTAATAGATTTTGTTCACGATTAAATATTAATAGTAATATTGTTAATATTTGTGAAATAGTATGTGTTAATGCTGATAAATTTGGACTAGTTTCGGAAAATACACCCCCTTCTGTAGCCGCTGGAACAATTTACCTTGTATGTAGTTTACTTAATTTACATGTGACAAAAAAGGATATTTCCAATTCATGTAAAATATCTGAAGTCACTATAAGTAAATGCTATAAAAAGTTATTTAAATACCATAAACACCTTCTTCCTCCCCAAATATTAAAAGAATTATATGGGTAATCGTTTAAATCAAAAATATTTTTTAAATGTTAAAGTTATTATGAATACAACCAATATGTTAATGGTAAGTATGGCTGTAATTTCCATAACTTGTGCATATTTAGTATATCAAAACATTCAATATTTAAATAGTCTTAAGGGTCTAGCTAATAATATTTCAAGTATGAATGGTACAATATCACAAAGTATTTCAAATCTTTCACGTAGACTAGAAAATATTAATGTATCTACACAAAAATTAAATGCTCCAGCACCAAATAAAATAAATCAACTTAAAGGACAATATAATAATTACAAACTTGATAAACTAGAAATGCAAGATCAAAAAGAATTCAGCGATAATAGTGAACATCAAGGTAATTCATCACCTGTAAATGTAGATCCTAATGACTCAAATTTAGAAAATTTAGCAGAATCTTCTAGTAAACTTCAACAAAGTTTTAACAATAATAATCTTTTTTCTTTAGAATCAGATAAGGATATTAGTATTAATGATAATGAGAATGAGGATAATAATGGTGATAACAATGAGAATGATGATAACAATGAGAATGAGAATGATGATAACAATGAGAATGATGATTTGTACAATGAAAAATCTAATTTATTGGAAACAAATGAATTTACAGAAGAACATAATGAAGAAACTCATGATAACGGTAATGATAGTATAGGAGACAGTGATGATTATGAAACTGATTCAGAAATGGAAAAAAATGAAGTAAATAGTGAAAAAGAACCTCTTAATATTTCACAAATGTCAGATATAGATATTAATGAGCAAACTGATGAAGATACCGAAGTTTTAACAGATAAAATTAAAAATGAAATTAAAAATTTAGAACAATTAGAAGAAACTGTATATCCAAGTATTACTCAAAATGATCTGGAAAGAATGACAGTTAGAGAATTAAAGACTTTTGCTGCTAATAATTCTATAATACAAAAGGGAACCAAAAAAGAATTACTCACAAGAGTAAAAGAAAAATTAAATTTGGAATAATTAAATTATTAAATTAAAAATTTCAAAAATAATTTATTTTGTTAATATATATATGAATTGCTATAGAACCAGTAACAATAAACATTTTACCGCGCCACCAAGAATGGACGATGCTAGACATTTTACAGACTACAGACCTAACTGCCATGTAAATAACTTAGTAAGAAATAACAATGACGTATTTAACAGTTTTGATTACAGAATATTTTTAACTAGAAATGCTGAAAAACTTATGGATATTAATAGAAAACATGCTTATCTTAAGAATGGTGTTTCAGATTGTAAACAACCATATCATCAAGGAACCATGCTTCCTGAAAAATATAAAGTTGTATGTGATACCCAAAACTGCAGAAGAATACTTAATAACGAAAATGGATTAGGAGATGGAAGAATTTATTCTGAAGAACCAGCCCCATGCTTACAAACATTTAAAGCTCCGCCATTAAATTTGGAAATTAACAGATGCACACCACCAAATGATAATTTTAGATACTATCCTGATAGTAAGATTCAAGGAGAAGACATTCAACGTCCAGCTCTTCATTCCGGTGGAAAAATTTTAGAAGGAGGAGATCCAAGAGCCTACCAATAATTTTTTATTTATACTATTTATTTTTTATTAAAAATTTTAATGAAAAATAAATCTCTTTGTATAATATAATGAATTGGAGAGAACAGTATTTTGATAAAATCACATGCAATGGAACAATTATTAATTCCGGCAATGGAAATCTTATAGTTAAAGGTGAAGTAAAAAGTAATAAACCAGATCCAACAATTATATATTGGGCAGGAAACCCTCCTAATAGAAGAACCGGATTTACCGGATCATCTCTGCCATACAAAGATCCTGAACAAGCATACTACAGAAGTGAAAATATAGGTTCAGTGAAAGCTGTAGACAGAAAATTTCAATTCAATATAGATATGCCAAATGCCTACTATGTTGGATTAGGCAGTTTATATGTACCTCCTCATATACATTTTAAAATATGCGAACCAGGTGTTGATAATGAATTTCACACATTAAAAATCAGTAATGGTGTTCCTTTTAGAACACTAACTTATCCTGCTCCACCAACAAAAAACTCCCGTGTCTCACCTTTATTTTATGAAAATCGGGGAAAACCATCTCAATTACCATTTAGATCTCAGGAACAAATACTAAGAGATGCGGGCTATCCATCTCATGATAATATGCCTGATAACTTTTGGGGTCTTAAACCTGCTCAATAAATTGTAAGTTTTTGTAAATAAATATATTATTAAAATTGATTTTCAAAGTTATTAATATAATTATTCAAATATGTCTAATGTTAAGCCTAAAATTATTTATGATCCGGTGCATGGACATATAGATATTGATAGTATAAGTATAAAAATAATCGATACTCCAGAGTTTCAAAGACTTAGATACATAAAACAATTGGGCAATGTCTCTTATGTTTACCCTAGTGCTTCGCATAGTAGATTTGAACATAGTTTAGGAGTATATTATTTAGCAGGAAAGTTAATAAATACACTCAAAAATAATCAACCCGAATTAAATATTACTAACCAAGATATTATTAATGTCAAAATAGCCGGATTATGCCACGATCTGGGCCATGGTCCTTTCAGTCATTTATTCGACAATTATGTATCAAAAAATTGTGGCAAATACTCGGAACATGAAAAAAGATCAGAATTTATATTAGAGTATATAATAGATAAATATAAAATAGGATTGACAACAGAGAATGTTAATTTAATAAAAAAGATGATAAATCCTGACAAAAATGATATTGGTTTTAAATATCAAATTGTTTCTAATCTTAAAACTGGTTTAGATGTTGACAAATTTGATTACATCAAAAGAGACACATTTTATTTAGGATTGAACTATAACTGTGAATATCTTAGAATTATAAATTATGCTAAAGTAATTGATAATAATATATGTTATCCAACTAAATTAATAAGTTGTATCTATGGAATATATTATAGTAGATTCCGGCTCCATAATGAAGTTTACCTTCATCCTGTATGTAAATCGTTAGATTTAATGGTTATGGATTTACTTAAGGATAATCCTGAATTTCTTAATAAATTTAAAATTTCTATAAACAATCCAGAATCATTTTGTCAATACACAGATCATATAATAAGTCATTTAAGATTAGGTAAATTCAATGTATCAATTCTTAAAAAAATAGAAACAAGAAAATTATATAAATTTATAGGAGAAATAGAAACTAAATATAAAATAGGAACAAAAACATTTATTTTAGAAAAAAAATGTATCAAAAATTTACTTAATAAAAATAAATTATTCAAAGATATATTAATAGACGAAATATCATTTGAAATTAATGATGAATTGTTTAATAATATTTGTGTATATGAATTATCTGATACACCCACAGTTTGTACTAAAATTAAAGAATTAGACAGAAAATATGACATGTTAACTTTTGGTAAAAGGAATATTATTAGGTTTTATAATAAAGGAAAAATAGAAATTAACATCACCGATATATGCGATTATATTAATAAATTATTAGTTTTATAATAAGTCGATTAAAATATTTTGTTTACTTAATATATGAATATTAAGTTAACAAATCAATTACATGAATGTAATAATTATATTTTTTTTTTATTTTCTGAACAAAACTTTAACCACGAAATATATAATGTTTTGAAATTAAATTTAAAAAATAAATATAATTTTCAAGGGTGTTATGAAGAAACTTTAATAATAAGAGAATTTAATCTTAATATCCTTTTGGTAGGTATGGGTAAAGTTTCAAAAATTAATAGAGAAAAAATAAGGAAAACCGCATCATTGTCTTACAATATTGCTTATACTAATAAATTTAAAAATATTATTTTAGTACCAATAAATAATTTTCATGCTATATCCAATCATATTGAAGGATTTTATTTATCTTCTTATAAATTTTTAAAATACAAATCAAAAAAAAATCCACGCACTGTAAATCTAACAATATTTTCCAAAAAAATAAATAATAGATTAGTACAAAAAATAAATGGAACTTTAAATATTTTAGAATCAGTTCATTTAGTTAGAGACCTTGGTAATGAACCTGCTAATAAATTAAACCCTATATCATTTTGCAATATAATCAAAAATTTGGGAAAAAAATCTGGATTCTTAGTAAAAATATTAGATACAGAAACTATAAAAAAATTAGGTATGAATCTTCTTGATTCAGTTTCCAACGGAAGTAAGTATGGATCAAAATTAGCTATTATTAGTAATAATATAAATGTTAATACCAATCCTATTGTATTTATAGGTAAGGGTGTGACATTTGATAGTGGAGGAATTTCTATTAAACCATCCAAAAATATGTATGAGATGAAGGGAGATATGTTGGGAGCGGCTACAGTATTGGGAGTTGTAAATGCTGCTACACTAAATAAAATTCAAAAAAATATTATAGGATTAATTCCTATAGCAGAAAATATGCCTGGACTAAATGCCACGCGACCAGGAGATGTTATTACTTCAATGTCAGGCAAAACAGTTGAAATCATGAATACCGATGCTGAAGGCAGACTAATGTTAGCTGATACATTAACATATGCTTATAGTTTAAAACCTAAATTGATTATAGATTTAGCAACTCTAACTGGGTCTCAAGCAAATTTAAGTTGTGAAATATTTTCTAATATATTAGGTAATAGTAATTATTACATTAAAAAATTTATACAATCTGGAAAAAATACGAATGAAAAGGTAGTAGAATTACCTATTTTTCCCGAGTTTAAAGAAATGACAAAATCAAGCATAGCAGATATAAAAAATGCAGAATATGGTTGTAGGTCCGGATGTATATTAGCCGCCGCATTTTTATCTAATTTTACTTTAAAAAATGTTCCTTGGATACATTTTGATATAGCTGGACCAACAACTTCAAAAAAAAAAAAATACTATATACCAGAGGGTACAACTGGTTATGGAGTTAGGTTATGTTTAGATTTTTTATCACACATTAATTAAATTTTGTTTTCTGATATCAATTTATATTGTACTTTTGGGTGAAATATATCACAGTATTGCATCAACGCAGATATACAGTGTTGGTTATAATCTATTCTTAATTCAGTACATCTCTTATCCTGTAATAATTTTGAATTCTTTGGATTGCCGAAATATAATCTTGATATACCTCCTTTAAATTTACCTGATTTAATTATACTTTTAGTTAGAACGTTTATTCATAAATGCGCGGCTTCTTCAATATTTCAAATAATTTTTATGTTGTAATTACCTATTAGATATCACAATATTAAAAACGAAAAATACTATTATTTAAAATACCTCTAATATTCCAGATATTTTTAATGTTATCCGTTTGACTATTATATGACGAATCAATTGCTTTGCTTAAAAAATGTTGTTTATTTCCTGTTAATTCTATTTCCCAAAATGTCCATGCCCAGGCTTTATTTCTAGGTTGTTCACTACCTTCTTTTAAATCAGCTACTTGCCAACTATCACCATTGTCGTTAGATACATCAACTCTTATTATTTTTTTACCCCCACCACTATATGCGATACCTTTAACTATAAATTTATTGGGTTGAGTTTCAATTACTTCACATATAATAGATTGGACAGGTAGTTCTTCAATTGTAGGTGTATTGTCAATTAATGATTTTGAAATTTGTGATACATCCTTAATATTATTAGGCATACCTTTGTAAGCTATACCTCTTTGCCACGTACTTAAACTCTCTTCATTACTTAATTTAATTTCTTTAACCCATTTAACATTTTTCCCACCAAAATACCCAGGTACAATTACTCTAACTGGATATCCGTGATCGGGAAGAATATCTTCATCATTCATTTTGAAAGCCAATAATATTTCACTATTTTTTTCAAAAACTTTATCTAAGGGTATGGAAGTATCAAATGGATCGTCAACACCATAAAAATGAATAAATTCATTTTCATAGTCAAGATTTAAATCTTTAAGAATATCTTTAAGATATACACCTGTCCATTTAGCATTGAATATTGCTCCACCCACCCATGGTAGCCCCATTACTTTATCTATTTCTTCAAATTCTTTTCTTCTATTACCAGCACATTGTATAGTTGTTATGACATCATGTATTTTATATTTTTTTTTTAAATTTTCAATAGACAAGTTTATAGAATTATTATGGTCTTTAATAGTTATTTCATAATTTTTTGAGTTAATATCTGGTACCGGATGATGGTTTCTAACAAATATATTTTCATTAGGTGTTATAAAATGTTTTCTTAATTCTTCAAGTTTTGGTTCAGCGTTATAAGGTTTACTTTTAAGCTCGTTTAGTAGGTTATCTCTTTTAGGCTCATTAATGTAAGGATCCTTTAAATTTACATATTTATTAGTTGTACCGATTTTGTATTCATTTAACATACTTTGTATTTCAGAACTATAATGTTGTTGATAAATTTCCCAAAATGGTTCTATAGGTTTCCCTGCTGCCATCATAATTTTATCCTTTCCTCCCGGATGCATATCAAGAAATTTAGTAATGTTATAAACATTTCCTTTATAAGATACCCAAGCGTCTTTCTCGGTGTTGTGTTTTTTTATTTCTTCATCACTATAGTATTTATTTTTCTGTTTATGTTTATTATAATAGTAAAATAATCCAGATACTATTGATACATTAGCTGTATATTTTAATAATTTATTCATAATTAGTATTGAAATTTATTTTTTTAAATTTAAAAAAACTTAAAAGAATAATTTAAATTGATTTATTATTACTTACATATTCATATGAGGCTTTAAGAATACTTAGAGAGGTATTTAAAACTTCCTTAAAACTTGGTGATTTTATAGGATAGTTTGGTTCTGATAATGTTCTTAGTTCAGGAGATTTATTTATTAAAACATAGCCCATATTCATATTTACATTAGAGTTAAACATATGATCATTTATAGGCTTATAACTCTTAACCATGTCGTCAGTGACATAGACATACTCTTTTCTTCCTTGACCATTATGGTTTATATTTATAGGTTTAGATTTTTCCGGCATATTTTCAAAATAGTTTTCTTCTAGATCATCACTAATATTTATTGATTCTTGATCTTCATTAGCTGAAAGATAAGAATCGCTATCACTTTCGGATCCTTGAGAATTTTCAAATAAATCGGCGTGATCAAAACTTACGTCATTGGGCGTAGAACTAAGTTTGCAAATACTATCATGTTGAAAATTATAAAATTGTGAACTTATTTTCATATCTTCTATATTTGGTAGAGATTGGTTAAAACTTATTTCCAAAAAATTATTTTCCTTTTCCAAAACTCTATCTTTCTTTATCCATTCATGAGAAAAAAAATCATTCCAGGATATACGTTTTATAGGATCTCTTTGTAATAGTCGATTTAGTAAATCTATACCAGAATCATCAATTTTTACAAAGTTTGGTAGTTTTATTGGGTATTTTTCTATTTTATTAATTAGTTCTAATATATTTCTTGCCTTATGTGGGACTGTTGCTGTTAACATTTCGTATAATATAATTCCAACAGACCATAGATCAGATTTGTTATTATATTTTTTATTTTTCATTATTTCAGGTGCCATATACATAGGACTCCCGCATAATGTATGAATCATAGCATCATTATCAAAATAACGAGCAAATCCAAAATCGGTAATTTTAATATCATATGATTCAGTGACGAGGATGTTTTGAGGTTTTAAATCTCTATGTATAATATTATTTTCAAGTAAATATTCAAGGCCAGATGCTAATTGCTTAAGGTATTTTTGAGCATAAATCTCTTTGAGAGGGCGTTTATTTAAGAATTTAGATAAATCTCCATTTTTATGATAATCCAGAACTAAATAAATGTTATTATATTTCGCATCAAAAATGACATTATATAGATTAATGATATTTGGATGATTTAAATTCTTCATAAGTACAAATTCTCTCTTAATGTTTTTCTTAATGCTCTTTATGTTCTCAACAGAAATTTCTTTAATAGCATAAGTTGAATTGTCATAAATATTTTTGGCCTTGTATATGGTTGAAAAAGAACCTTTACCTATTCTTTTCTTATCCACTTTATAGTCCTCAAGTTCAAAAAAGTCTGACATTTTTTAATTATATATTATAATAAAATATAATATATTTTTTTAAACAATTAATAGATAATATTTCTTTTAAATTACTTAAGGATTTATGAGATTACATAAGTATAATGACCGAAGAAACAATTGAGCAGCAATTTTCCACCCTTAATAATGATTTGTCAGAAATGTCAAATGGCTTCAAGGACTTACTATCTAAAGTAAAATCACTCGGTAAAGCCGTAAAGCAAGCAGATAAAAAAAGTAAAACAAAACCAAAATCAGAACCTAAACCTATGAAAGTTAGTAAAGAACTTAGAACTTTCATAGGAGATAAATCAACCGATAATTTAACAAAAGCTTACGCCATGAAAAGTATTTCAGCATATATTAAGCAAAAAGGTTTACAACTAAAAGATGACAAGAGAAGATTTTTACCAGATAAAAAATTATTAAAACTTTTTAATTTAAGTACTGCAAAAGATATGACTTTTGTAGAGATTAATAAAAATATTTCTCATCATTTAGAAAAACTATAATTGATCAATTTTATTACATAATCTATTGATATTATTATTATTATTTTCCGAAATATCGTTAATATTTTTAAGAGTAATATTCTGATTATCCAACTCAGTTCCTATTAAATTTGATATTTCTTTCATTTTACAAATATTATTTCGAGCTATATCTATTTTATCTGTACAATTATATTCTTGATTGTTTATCTTAGTATAATCTAAATCTAAATCATTATTTAAATCTAGATTATTCCCCGGGTCAGAGCTTATCCATAGTGGAATATAACTCCAAAGTCTATTGCCAATAGATAGCATTTTTTCTATAATAATAGTTGATGTATTAACATTTTCTTGAATTTTTAAAGTATTTTTGCTACAATTATTTATTTTTTCTCTTTGTTCGTTTAATTTATTAGCAATACTACAACTCATATTCAATCCTATTTCAGTCTCAATAATAATATCATTTATACTCATATTTATAGATTACATTTTAATTTTTTTTAAAAATTTCATAGTTTTTTTAGCTCTTATAATACGCATCTTATTTTGGTTATTAGTCTTATCGCTTGTGAATCTATATTTATTTCCACCCCTTTTTTTTTTACTTAACCTTCTTCCACCTAATAAATTTTTTTTTTTCAAACTGGTCATAAGCTTTTGTCTTATACTCAATCTTTTCATAATAATATATACATATATTTAAATTATGTTGTAATTTTTTTTTTAATATATTATATTAGTAATGTTAAAAAAATATACCAGGAAGAGAGGTAAAGTTTCAAAAAAAAATACAAAAAAATATAAAAAAAAACAAACAGGAGGCTCACTTAGTTTCAATGGTAAAGAAATAAAAGTAGTCATTATAACTCTGAATGAAAGAGAAAAAGCCTTTAATCTAATAAAACATTCATTGAAAAAACTAAATATTAAATTTAATAAATTTAATGCGATTGACACAAGAGGATTGGATACTAGAATTTTAAACTTATTACCAAATATAGATCAATTTATTAGTAATAATGATAACAAACAATTTGGCAATGATTACTATACAAAATATAAAGATGAACTTTTGGCTAGAAATAAATTAGGAAGTTTAGGATGTTCTTTATCTCATATGTATATTTATAAAGAAATTATGGAAAAAAACATACCCTATACCATTATACTTGAAGAAGACGCGGTCATACAAGACAACTTTATAAAAGAATTGAATAAATCTTTAAAATTTTTGCCCAAAGACTGGGATATATTATTCCTTGGCTTCAGTTGCGAGTATAAACACGATGAAAGATGTCATAAAAATGATAACCACAATAAGTACAATGGAAACATTTATAATATTTCCTACGTATATGGAACTTATGGATATTTAATTAATAAAAATGGAGTTGAAAAAATATATAAAAACATATTTCCACTTTGGTGGCACTTAGATACAATGTTATCATACTTAATACAACTTGGTAAATTAAAGGCATATGCCTTAGTACCAAATATTATTTTTCATCCGGGAAAGTTTGGGGTAGATAGTATGAACTATAAGGTAGATACACCGTATATTGAATATGTTTCTACACTTGATAGTAAACAACAAGATTTTCAAAATGTAATATTTTAAGTTGGTTCTATTAATTCGAAATTACCAACCTGTTTAGGTACACTATCCATATTATCTATTATGAGTTCTACCATATCCCTATTAAGCAGAGATACAAGGTATGCATGACTTTTGGTTTTTTTTATTAATGTAGGAGATAGATTAACTTCAAGCAACCAAGGATTCAACTCTTCATCAACCAAAAAATCAAATCCTAATAACTCAAAAGTATTATCTCTTCCTATTATTTCGCTCGAACCTGCTTGACATGTTTGATATATAGCTTGCTTAATTTTTGGTAAGGTTTTTTTCATCCATCCATCATATAAATCTTTTGTTTTTAAATATCTATATAATTCATCTGATGTCCACGTGTTTAAACTAGTCCAATCATGGTAATTAGTACTTCCGCTTTTACCATATCCCTCTTTATTAGGAGGATTATTTATCGCTTGATTGGTTAAATGAGATTTTATATTACGGATATCATTTATACAATACTCTTTACTACTAAATCTAATGTAAAATTTATTAAAAATATAAGCTACAGGAGGATCCCATTTTTTTATAATCACCCATTGTCTAATATCAAATTTTATATTATTAATCAACAATGGTCTCTCACAGTATCTCTGAATCACATATTTCTGGTAATTATCTGATTTAGTAATAAAATCTAATATTAAATCTAGTCTATTTTCACAAAAAATCCCATTTCCTTGATTATCACATTGAGGTTTCACTATCCAAGCATTTTTTTCTCCAACACTGAAGCTATTATCACTTTCAGCTACAGCATCAAGTAATTCATCTACTACACTATTATATTTTTCATCATATTTATCATTCTCTAAATTTTTATATAATTCTATACTTTTTTTTGAACATGTATAAAAGTTATTATCATACAAATATTTTTTATTAAACAATTTTGTCTCTTGCGTTTTAAAAGGATTCATATCAGAATCGGAAATCTCGTAATTAAAATATGGTTTTCTAAGTGGTATAACATCAAAAGACGTATTATTTTTTATATAAGTAAATTGTAATAACATATGTATTAACACTGGATTAAACAATTTTGGAATAATTAGACCATGTTCTAAATAAGAATTTAAAATCGCAATGGCTATTTTAGTAATAGTTTTATTAGGGTTCCATGTTCTCCTCATTTTTAAAATATTAAAAGAGGAATAAAGTAAAAATAGAAATACAAATTTATGTCTGTTTTCTTCTATAGATAAATCAAAACTTTTTGGAAAGAATGAATCTTTTTTATCAGATCCTCTAAGATTTAGTGTATTAATTAAAGCATTTTTTTTACCAATAATATTTTTAGTATTCTTAAATTTACATATTATTTGAAAATCTTTCAAAGTTTTCCAATTTATATCACTATGTACTCTTGTCCAAATAAATTTAGGTATAAGTAAATCAATAGAATCCACTTTATCATGTTCTTTTCTACTATAATTTTTATATGTTAGTTTACTTCTATATTTCATTCCACTAAAATTAACATGCGCACCTTTATTTATTAAACAGGGAGGCATCCTTTCAATCCACCCTCTATCTATTAAATGTTTTCTAATATCATTCGAAGCAGATTCAGAACTATCACCGCAAGCATAAAGCACAAAAACTTTAGAATTATTCAAAATCTCTTTTTTTGATTCTCCATCAATTGGAATACTATAATAATGAATAGAATTTTTTCTTCTAATAAGTTTTTTTGTTTTTAACTTACTCATAACATATTTATATTTTTTTAAATTTTGAAATAAACTTAATGCAGAATAATTATATTTTGTAATAGCATGAACGATAAATATTTAAGAAGTATTATTTATGGAGGCGTTGACGGTATAATAACAATATTCAATATAATATCGGGAGTAACAGGTGCTCAGCTTGACACTAAAATAATTATAATATTAGGCATATCTTCATTGTTTTCGGATGCCGTTTCTATGGGAATGAGCGATTATTTAAGTTTGAAAGCTAATAAAAAACTGGATAAAGATTTGGATATGGATGAAAACACAAGTAGTATGATAACTTTTATATCATTTATAATATTTGGTCTAATACCCCTTTTAACATTTATTATTTTACTAAAAATGAATCAAAAAAATATATTTATAAAATCGTTATTTGCTACAATGGTATCCTTATTTATTTTAGGATCATATCAATCAAAAATTACTAAAGAAAATTATATTAAACTTGGACTAACTACTTCTTTTCACGGTCTTTTAGCATCAATTGTTTCATATAATATTGGTAAAATGATTAATTCTTACCTTCTGTAATAAATTCCCAATCTGATACATTAAAGTTCTTCATTTTATTATTTATCTCTTCTAAATCAGAATCTTTTTGGGGTTTTTTTTTAGAACTTTCTAATATTTTTACTCTAATATCTAAATCTTGATTTTTATGAGTTAATTCTACAATAAGTTTATTAAGTTGTATATTTTCTTCTAATAATTTTATTAATTTTTTTTGTAATTCTGAAATAATTTCAATTGTATCATTTTTTAAAATATTTTTTGAATCATCTTTTTTTTGAATTAAACATGATTCAAAGTTCTTACAGTAATTAAAAAGCATTTTTTTTCTACGCCAATTTATATTTTTCATATCTTTTGATAATTTATTTTTCATATATTATTATTAAGATATAATGTTTGTTTATATTTTACATAATAATTAAAATTGTATTTAAAATTTAAATTATATTATATTTAAATATGGCTGGCGGTTTATTAGAATTAGTAGCAATAGGGGAAATTGATGAACAATTTTTAATAGGTAATCCTGAAAAGTCTTTTTTTAAAGCTGTTTACAAAAAACATACTAATTTTTCGATAGAAACACAAAAACATATTTTTAAGAATAATGTTGACTTTGGAAAAAAATGCTCAATAATAATACCTAAAAAAGGAGATTTATTGAATGATATGCTCTTAGAATTAGAACTACCTAAATTAATACCAAATCAAGATCAGACTGTAAGTTATGTAAATTCAGTTGGGACAGTTATAATTAAAAGCGTAAAAATAACAATTGGAAATGCTGTTATCGTAGAACATACTGGAGAATGGTTAAATATATGGAATCAATTGTCTCTTGAAAGTGAAAAAAAAAAAAGTTATGATAATTTAGTTGGAAAATATGGTTTTATTAATTCAAGAATTGATCCAAATGGGGGGTTATATATTATACCATTAAATTTTTGGTTTTGTAATAATAATACTTTAGCATTTCCTTTAGTATCATTACAACATCATAATATTCAGATTGATATTGAATTTAGAAAATTTGAAGAACTATGGATATCTAGTGATGGAAAATCACCTAAAGGAAATTATAACATAGTTAATAGTTCACTTTACTTAGAAAATATTTATTTAGATAGAGATGAGCGTATCGAATTTGCCAAGAAAGAACATAAATATCTAATAAAACAACTACAAATTTTAGAGTATCCCATTGAACAAAATGTAAAAAATATTAAAATTCCTCTCTATTTTAATCACCCAATAATTGAACTAATATGGATTTATCAAAATGACGAAGTAAAAAAAAAATCAAATGATCAAGGTAATGACTGGTTAAACTATAGTATGAGTCTACAATCTCCACACGAAGAACCTTTACATAGTGGTAAATTAGTATTTAATGGAATTGATAGAATAGAAGAGCATACATCAAAATTTTTTAGACTTTTACAACCTTACAAAAGACATACAGCCATACCGGATAATTATATTTACAATTATAGTTTCGCTTTACAGCCTGAAAAAAATGAACCTTCAGGTACATGTAATTTTAGTAGGTTAGATAATGTTGAATTAAATTTAAACTTTAATGATAACATACCAAAAGGTCTTGTTAGAATTTATGCTGTTAATTATAATGTATTAAGAATTAATAGCGGAATGGCTGGAATGATATATTCAAATTAAAGAATTAAATTTAAATTATTTAAATATATTAGTATAAAATAGTTAATGGATTTATTAAATGTTAATAAAAATAATCAAGTTTTTAACAATTTAAAAATTTCAAACCAAATTAAGTTTGATAGAATAATAGGAGATGGTTCCAAATTGAAAAATTTAAATATAAGAAATGGAACTATTAAAGAAATTTTACCAGGAAATAATGTAAAAATATCTAATAATGGATTATTAATAACTAAATTAGATGATACCGGTGAAATTTCTTTAGATAATAATCTTTTCAATAAAGATTTATCTCAAATATTACCATATTCAAATACTTTAAATGGTAATATTTTAATAAAAAATATAACAATTAATGGTTCATTACAAATTTCTAAAATCAATGATAATATAGATTTAAATTTCAATACTATTTCAAATGTTTCATCAAATGAATTAACAGATTTAAGTAATAAAAGTACAGTATTAACAAATAAAAACGAATCTGATATATTATTTAACTCATTTTTTGATATATCCAACGATGAGTTTATGGATTTAAATAGTATTGATGTAGAAAACGTTGATTATCCACATAATCAATTTGATGCTATAAATATTGAATATCTTAATGATAATTTAATTAAATTAAAAGAAAATGATAGCGGATTAGAAACTACCCAGTTAGGTACTAAACAAAATCTTAACTTAAAATTAAAAAATGAAAACATACTTGAAATAGGTAATGATGGATTAAAAATCAATCCAAACCTCTTTTCTAATTTTGGAGGTATATTTATACCTAAATATTATGGATATTCTCTTCCACAAAATAATGGCGGTTTTATATACGTAATTGATTGTATAAGTGATAAAAAAGAACGCGAATCAGTAATAGCATATGGTGAAAATAGTCTATGGTATAATTTATATAATGGAGAATCTATATACACCACTTTACTGGATTATAACAATCAATATCAAGATATTATTAAGGTATCTATAAATGATAAGTCAAGTGATAATTATTACTCTTTTGGTCATTCTCAATCATTTTATTTTAACGAATATGAAATCAAACATGTTATTACACTTAGTCCAAACAGAAAATATAAATTTCAAATACTAACCAATAATTATGGGTTGTTTTTTGGTACAAATAAAAATTCAGGACAATTTATAAACGATAATTTGTATGTAATAAATAATGGTGCATATGACGGAATAATAGAAATAATTGTAAAACCAGAATTAGATGAATTTTATTGTTTCAATGATAAATTTAAATTTATGGGATGTAAATTTTTAGTAGATAAAACAGGTAGATATGACGCCCCAGAACTAACTACAACTTCAGTTATTATACCTTCTATACCTTTCAATTATAATATTTTAATCTCTAAAAACAATAATCAATACTTGAATTTGCTTAATATTATTGGTCAGGGACAAAATAGATCATTTTTAATAATTGATTTTACTAACAAACAAAACTCATTTGCCTTTCAATACAATTGGGATTATCAAATGATAGAAACTTCTGAGACAATTAGTCAAAATTTGGAACCAGAACCAGAACCAGAATTAATAGAAATAGAATCAGAACCCGAGCCAGAATTTATTGAGCCTGAGGCAGAACCAGAACAAGAGGGTGGTGATTTATTGGCAAGTTGGGATTTTGAAAATCTATTACCAATTGGAAACTACAATAAATATTTAGTACCTGATAAAAATTTTAATAGTTTTACTGCTTTTAAAAGTAATACAAACACTTTTTTTTATGATTTGAAAAATTATTTAAGTACCGATAACCATAATTCAGTTATTGACAAAAACTCTCTGTTTTTATTACCTAAAGAATATTATCTAGAGCTTGAGGAATTAGATGCAATAGGTAGTCCAAACATTTTAAATAATTCAATAAAAACTTTATTTACTAGTGCAAAAGCCTTTACGATATCTTTTTGGATTAAAATTACAAAACCTAACACATTTGAATATAATATCATTAATTATGGTCAAACTCCTTATATTTACAGTAATAGAACTTATCTTAGATCTGGATTTACACTAAGTATATTACCAAATAAAAACTCATTCACTTACATAAAATTTTATCTAACAGACGAAACTCCAGTAAGTCAAAATGGACCATTTTCAAGATCCTATATATACAAATCAAATTTGTCTTTAGATTGGAATAATTTAGTAATAACATATAATGGAAAAAACTTATTAGATAGTTTTAATTTTTATATTAATAACAAAAAAATAGATCCCATATTAGAACAAAGTAATGAACCATATTTTTCTTATTTTCCTAATAATAATTTTGGTAGTATTATTTTTAATAGAAATCTTAGAATTGGATTTAATGACTATAATAATTATAAGAATGATAATTTTGGAATATTTTTAGATCAATTAAACCTTTATAGAACAAATATTAGTACAGATATTATAAATACCAATTATAATATTGGAAAAATAAATAATTCTAACTTTGGTTTAATGAATTTTTGGAAATTTGATAATATAAATAACAATCTAATTTTAGATCAAAGTGAATCATTTTTAATAAATAATATAGAAATACACGATAAAAAAATATACATATGGAGAGAAGATAATAATGAAAATATAAACAAATATTTACTATTAGGAGATTCATACTCAGAAAATGAAAATAAAATAACAGTGTTTAATATTGATAGTCGGATTATTAATAGAAATATTTATTTTAATAACCCATTTACTATATTATGCTGGCTAAGAATTATTAGAAACCAAATAGTACCCCAACACAAAAAAAGAATGATTATATTATCTAAATTAGAAACAGTTAAATTATTAGATCAAAATGTGCAGGATCCAGAACTTTCCCAATATTATTCAAAATATTTTTTTGGTATTGTTGTATTTTTACAACATCTAGAGAAAAACGTAATCAAAATAGGAATAACTCTATATCCTAGAAATAATTATACTCAAAAATTTACTTTACTAAGTAATAGTATTTACCTAACGTCAGATTGGAATCATTTAACTTTGTCATATGATGGATTATCTTCGATTTATAGCTACAAGATATACTTAAATTCCAAAGAATTGATTTTAAACAATTATTTAAATTCGTATAATATTAATAATTTAATTGCTAAAAATAAAACTTTTTTACCTCAAAATGTAATTGGAACAAACACGTTAGTTCCTAAGGATTGGAATCTTGAAATTGATTCGACCCCGATTGGTCTAAAAACTTTAACTTATAATTTCAATGATAATACTCCATTAGATCAATATTATCATATACCAGTTGGAGAACAAATAACCTGGACCTCAAATAAATCTTATATATTAGATAAAACTCTTATTATTGATGGTACACTTAATATAGAACCAGGAACAAAGATATATGTCAAAAGAAATGCTAATATTAATAGCTTTTATTTTGGAAGAGATTGGTACAATAGTATAAAATGTACAGTATTAGAAAGCACTATTTTAACAACTGATCTATTAATAACCGCACTTGGAGATATAAGTTGGTTAGCAAATATTGATATTGACAATTTTAAATCAGAAGTAGTTATTTATAGTGAAACAAACTCGTTTGATCCGATTTTTAACAAAATAAAAAAAATAAGTAATTGGGAAACAGGATTTACTAATTTTGGAAAATATAGAATTGAATTAGAAAATTCAATAGATACATCTTTATCATCTGTAAGATTAGGCATGAAAATAAAATTTAGAGGCGCCCCCATTTTTGTTTTTATAACAAAAAATGGAAATATTAATGCTAATGGAACAAAAAAAGCACCTATTTTATTCACAAGTCATAGTAATTATCCTTTAGAAGGGGACTGGGGAGGAATTATTATAGCAGGTAATGAAGCATCTAAATTAACTGATGATGAATGGAATTATCCTAATAACAAAGAAACTATTAATTTAGTAATAAAAAAACAATTTGTATCTAACTATCAAAATGGTACACTTAGTAGTGTCAATCATTTGCCATTTAAATTTTCTAATCCTTCCAATATATCTCTCCCGAGTAATCAAACTGTTATACTTAACTATGTAAAAATACAATATGCTGGAAGAAACTTTTTAGATTTTAAATCTGACTACGATTATGATAATTATTACATTTCAGATAAATTAGGCGGATTAAATTTATATGGTTTAGAGAATATCCCATCTATTTCAATAGAAAATATTGAAGTAAGTAATAGCTACACATATGGATTTTTAGTAAAGGGTGGATCATTAACTTTAAAAAATTGTTCTGCTATTCATAATAGAAATACAGCATTTACTTTTATCAACAGTAATTGTAATTTAATTAATAGTTTCACTTATGTGTCAAATAATTTTGATTTATTAGAATTAAATACATGTTATAAAATAATACATGACTTTAATTGGGGATATTCTAATACAACCCTGCCTGAAACTAATATTTATAATTGTACTAATATTATAGAAGTAAGCAATACGCAAGCGGTTCAGACCCTCAGTATTAACAATTTTGATCATTGGCCTAAATTTCCATTAATAAATTCCAATCAGAGTTTAGATAATGTAGGAAACTATGGAAATATCTTACCTAACGATACTAATACACATCTTAATGAATCGCGTTTGAAATTAAATTTAAGAAATCAAATATTTTTATCTAAGGGGGAAAATAACATTTTTATATCAAATTATAATTACATTTTAATAAAAAAAATCAAATTATCGGAAATCACTTTATCAAAATTAGAGGGAAACGCAAATAAAAATTATTTTAATTTATTTATTGAAAATTTACATTTCAAAAAAAATTATATATTTAAACCAGAAAAATCAATATTAGAAATAGAATCTATAAGTTATAATATTAATTCCGGATATACAGAATTAACATTCAAAGATCATCATAGATTAGAAATTGGATCATTAATAACAGGATATAATTTCTCACAAAATAATTGGGATATTTTTAATGATAGATTGCTTATAGTACAAATTGTTAATTGTAATACAGTATCAATAAATTTAAATATATCCAGTTTTACTGACTTTAATTTCAATAATTCCTTAACACCCTATTTTGAAAATGTTATGGAAGAGTTTTTGGTAAAATCACTAAAAAAGATAGATACCGGGTGCTCTATTACATTCAATAGGAATCATAATTTAAAAATAGGTTCAATACTTCAAGGGATTAATTTTATAAATAAAGATGGTTATCTGTTTGAAAATTTTAATACTAAGTTGGAAGTTATAACAATAAATTCAAATGTATCTGTAATTATTGATTTAGATGTCAGTACGTATGGATTTGATGAATATACTTTTTCACAAGAAAGTCCCCATTTTATAAATCTTACTGTAAATAGTAATAAAATACTACCCTTTTCTGATAAATATTACTTCTCCCTACAAAATACATTCCTATACAATGGAGATATTTTAAGATTAGAAAATCATACTAAAAATAAACATATTTCTGTTGTTATTCAGAATGAATATTTAAATAATTCTAGTATACTTAGTGATCTATATGTTGATCTTGAAGATATATCTCAAAATGATTCTACTCTTAATTTTATAACTAATTTAGATAACTATAATTCAATTTCAGAATTTGAGTTTTTTAAGGGGCAAGAACTTATTTTAGAAGGCATCAAAATTATTGGTAATTCACAGAAAAAGTTATCTAAAAGAATCATTTTAACCTCTTTTAATTTAATTACCGGGAATAACACTAACAATACATTTAAAATATTATTAGAAATAAATAGCTTATTAGAATATGACAATTTAAGTATTTTTGGAACTAATTCAAATGAGACAATTATAAACTTAAAAATAAAAGCTATTAATTTTTTATCAATTAAAAATGATATTATTAATGATCAAACCTACTTTGATTATCTTAATTTAGAAGAATCGGATTTATTTACAATTCAACTTGTTAAATCAGTACATGAACAAAACATATTATCTTTGTTAGATGCATTCAATAATATTCCTAATATAAATGAATTAATAAAATTATCAGAAGCCGCTAATATAAAACTAAATTTTGGTAATAATATAATTTCAAATTTTAAATATCCTAATCTAACAAATGATACATATTTAGGGGATCTTGACTCTAATTTGAATTATTTAACAGACAGTGGATTAGATATAATAAATGACAATTATAAATTAAACTTTGATACTTTGCGTATATCAACTAATAATTCATTTGATAATTATTTAGAGAAATATGAAACACTAACAAGAGATCACTTGAACGAATATAATTTATTAAAAATTGGTACAATTAAAATAAACAACATGTTTAAAAATTATAGCAAACTGCAAATTTCAGCACAAAACCTAGATACAATAATACATGATAGCCAATCAATAAACAAATGGACCGGAAATGGCGCATATATAAATAGAAATAATATTAATTTAGACACCTTAAAAGAGAATACTAACATTAATGTTATAAAAATTATACTTAATAAGGATTCAGTTCTGGATATCAACGCATGTATTAATGGAACCGTTGAAGGTGTTAAAACTAAATTACAATTGATACCAAATGAATCAGAAGCGGATCCATTTCCTTTGTCTCTATTATTAAATAACCCAACTTACGTTGGCTGTTTTGATAATTCCATAACATCATCTAATATCTGGCTAAGTAATTGGTCTATTTTAAATTATGAAGGGTTAATAGCTTTAGAACACAACAATAGTTTAAAAAAAACAAGTTTATCAAGTGACACAAATGATTTAAGTTTGAAAATAACATTATTAGGAAATTTATCTAATCTATCAAATGCTGAACACACAATTTTAATAAATTCTCTCAAAGATAAAATAAATAATTTGGTTTCTATAATAAAAATAAACAATTTAGATACTAATACTTATTCCGCAGTAAAGAAAGTAGAACTTGAAATTGGATCAATTATTTCTCATATTTATTTCTTTGAATATTTATCAAGAAATTATATTGATTTACTAATATTAGAAATTATTAATACTCCATTAGTTATTGATTTAAATAATCAAAGTTTAAACACAAGTGATGTTTTACTTTTAACAAATTTTGAAAATTTCATTAAACAGGATTTGATTTATCAAGATATTGATAATATTGGACCTTTGATTTTTGGTGGGAAAAGTAATGAAATATCTATACTCAATAATGATAGAAATTTACAATATTATGAATTGGACGATACATACAGTTTTATAGGAGGACTTGATGAATTTAAAATATATAGTAGAAACTTATCGGAAAGTGAAATAAGTGAAGAGTATAATCTTCTTATATTAGAACCCGAGCCTGAGACAGAACCTGAACCTGAACCTGAACTAGAACCTGAATTAGAACCCGAACCAGAACCCGAGTTTGAGCCCGAACCGGAACCTGAACCAGAAATTTTAGAGTTAGAATTAGAAATAGAAGTAGAGCCTGAATCGTTTTTAACGGAGCCTATATTAGTTGAACCTGAATTGCTAGAACTCGAATTAGAATATGAACCGGAATCCGAACCGGAACATGAACTTGAACCAGAAATTGAGCCCGAACCTGAATTGGAAGAAGAACCTGAACCAGAAATTGAGCCCGAACTAGAATTAGAACCCGGACCTGAACAAGAACCAGAATTTGAACCAGAATTAGAATCTGAACCGGAAAACGAACCAGAATTAGAAACTGAATCAGAAAGCGAACCTGAACCAGAACCAGAATTTTCGTTAATTATTCCATTAGAACCGGAACTGATAGAACCAGAAGTTATGGCGGAACCTAATCTATTCCAAATTAATTTAACTAATACAAAATGGGAAAATTTTATAGGAGTATTTTTCTTTAATAGATATAATTCTAATTACGAACTAAGAGATGTAAAATCACATCTATACATGAATTGGAGTCTTTACAATCAAAATTTTAAATGCTATATTACAAACGTTGATGATAGTTATGAAAACATATATTTCACTAATGGAACAAACTATAAGAATGGATATACTTTTGGTTGGGGAATTTATGACAGTGAAAGATATAGTATAAAATTAAAAGCAAAACAATCAATAAATTTAATTACTTATAGTAATTTATTAGCTAATAAATTTAATTTTATATCCCATGAATACAATAATTTAAAATTTAACGATTTTTCCATATCTTTTTGGTTTTATGCCAAGGAGTTTACTGAGGGAGAAAGACAATATTTATATTTCAATTCTTATCCTTTAGACATATATTATAGAGGTACAGGTTTTGCTATTTATTTAGAACAAACAAATAATATTGTATATTTAGTTCTTGAATTTTATAGAGATTCTGATACACTTAATTTTGATGAGGAAACAGATGATTCAGTATTTCCAAAAACATTTACTGTCAAAGAAAGACTATTTGATTTAGGTACAGTATATGCTAAACAAGAAGAAAGACATTCTTGGAGACATCTAACTTTCACTTTTGAAGAATTAGATTATTTACCTTCCGCCTACAATACTAATTCAAAGTGGTGTAAAATATGTGTCTATTTAAACGCTCTTAAAATCAATACTGAACAGCTATTCATTCTACCTAATTATTATTCTCAAACTTCAATTCCATACAATATAGAAACATATGGTTATGATATAATTATTGGTAATAAAACAGCCGGCAATCCTACATCAGATATTGATATGGAAATAGAAAATAACCACTTCAGAGGATATCTATCAGGCTTGATTCTATTAGATAAAACTATAGATTCTAATGATGTTTTAGAACTTTATAGGCTATTTGAATACAGTGATATGGAACCTGAACCAGAACTAGAATATGAACCAGAACCTGAATTAGAACCTCTAGAAACTGAAACAGAACCAGAACCTTTAGAACCTGAACCCGAACCTGAACTTGAAGCTGAACCAGAGCTAATAGAATTAGAACCTGAGACTGAATTAGAACCCGAACCCGAACTATTAGAATTAGAGTTAGAATATGAACCAGAACCATTAGAACCTGAATTAGAACCAGAAGCTGAATTAGAACCCGAACCTGAATTAGAACCAGAACCTGAATTAGAACCAGAACCTGAATTAGAACCGGAACCTGAATTAGAACCAGAAGCTGAATTAGAACCCGAACCTGAATTAGAACTAGAACTTATCGAAGCGGAACAAGAGCCAGAACCTGAATTTGAACCAGAGCCAGAGCCAGAAACAATGAAAGGATATTATGTAGATGTGTCTGATTTCAATAAATTTCATCCAAATTTGTATTATTCGGTAAATCATCCTGATTCGACATCGTATGGTGTTGGGTACTTAAAAGACATTGTTGACATCGATTTGGGAGCTCAAGTAATCACATTAACAAGTTCTGACATTGTTAACCTTAACTGGAGTTTAGATTTTGATATATCTCCTGCGTTTGGTAGTGGTAAATTAAATTTTTCTTGGTATCAAGAACCACAAATAGAATCCAGAGTTGCTCAAACATCATCTAATGAATTTATTCTCTATGCTCAGAGAGAAACATCTTCCGGATCCGATAGTTGGTCAGAATGGACTATGATTGCTTCTGGCCCTGAGGAGAGCTCGACTCCGTATGAATCATCTCTAGCCCCTTCACTATTTAATCAAAACCAATCTGGTAAAATAAGATTTGGATACAAAAATACTTTGACATCAAATAATACTGTATATATAAATTCTCCTAAATTATATTTATCAACAGTAGAACTTGATGGCAACTATTACAAAGTGTTTGACATTAATGGTGATATAGCATTATATAATAATAGATCTTTCTATTCTAGAAACAGTAATTACTTAGGAGCACTTGTAGCGACAATTGTTTTAAGATGGTCTGGGGAATATTGGGAATTTGCTAAAATTTCTGATACTTTAGTTGATTCTAGCACTGAAACAACCGGAACACAAATACTAAAAGCTCCGTCATTTAGTAGTACTATATATAGTAATTACCCTCCTATAGGAGATGAGTCTGCTACTACTCCTTATCATACTGTTTGGGTATACAGCAACAATCTTACTATCACAGAGTCCTCATCAGTTGTAAATGATACTCAAAATGTATCGCGTCTTTACATTTATGATTATGAAAGATTTACTTCTATTCATGATGGTATTAGTGGAAAAATTCATAATTCCTTCTCAGATATTATCAATTCTCCTATTGGAGTTGATTATAAATGTTTTGGCCAAACTAACAGAATGGGAGAATTTTTATCCAATAGTATGCATCTTGATATAAAACTTAAGCTTGAAATAAAAATAATTCCACAAGGTTTAAGTGTGTACACTGATGACCCTTCTATTTCAATCAATGGTGTTTACCAACAACAAATTACTCTTCATAATCAAAAAAGTTGGTGGAAACGTATAGAAATAGATCCAACTCCAGGAGAACAAACCCTTACATCGGGAGATCCTCCAAGTGATTTTTATAGTCATGAAAACGGGTCGACTGCGATTCCCATTTATTTTGAGAATTGGACCAATTCAACTGACATTTATCTTATAAAAATGTACCAATCGGGATCAGATCCGGCCAATAAAGAAAAAATTAATTTCGGAGTCGGATTTTCACACATGTTAGTACCAGGAGATGTTTACTTAATTTACAATTTAAATTACTTAGGGAATATAAATTATGGATATTTTAGATGTGGTTCTACACCTACATATGTTCATATAAGAGGTAGTTCTGATGATAGATGGGGAAATATTCTCTTTAATGGGGTTGATAAATGGGTTATTAGAAAAAATTTGGTTACAACTGATAATTTATTACATATTTCTGCAGGGGAAAATGATAATATATTTAATACAAGCTATACTTGGTTATATGGAAACGGGGCTATTCATAAAACTGAAGATACAGCAATAAATACAATAAACATAACAGAAACATCTTCTAATTTCTATATGGTCCCTCCTGAGGGTCCAATGTACTATTCTACTAATTTTATTGATGTATATCTTGTCACTCCTGCGCAACAATATTATCTTATTCATCGAATAGACTTAGCAAGTCTTACAAACATAACCAATAACGCAATTAAATTCAATCTTATCTACTCAACACAAAACACGGATGAACCAGCTTACATTAATACTAAAAAATGGTATTCTGATGAAGATTGGACCGATATTAACACATTTGGTTTATCACCGTCAACTAAATCAGCACTTAATTATAATTTTGTAGAAGGTTTTTGGAATTTATATATAGGAAATCCATCAGATTCCAACCTTATAGCTAGAGTTAATCCAAACTCAGACTCAGGACATTCAAATGTTGTCTATAAAGAAACAGGGTTAAGATTTAGAACCCGAGATGAAATATATAACTACGAAGACAAATATAATTCTTGGAGAACTGCTAGTGGACCACAAATATCCTACACTATACCAAATCAAATTTTAAATTTAGATAAACCTAATGAATCTAATATTGAAGAATCAGTAATATCTAATCAATCTTTAGATGAATATAGTACATACAAAAATACTGAGGATATATCTTCTAATTTTAATTATAAAACTGATAGCAAATCTTTAGAACAAGGAAGACTTCAACAGGTAAATAATAATAAATTAATAGATATAATAAGTAATATAGAACAAGAACAGGTAGAAACAAATTTTAGAAATAAAAAGATTAATAATATTGTGTATAATTCTGTTTATGGTATAGTTAATCAGTGGTCAATCTGGGAAGGAACTATTAATAATGATATCGGAAACGTAGTTTGGACTCCTTTAACGGATAATCCACAAAACATCACACTAGATAATAATAAAGTTTATGGTATAAGCAATTATAAGGAATATGATAGTAATTCGCTACCACCAAGAGTACCCGTAATAAATAGAAATAATATAAGAAGCCTTTTAGATCCACTTGTATTTACTGAGGTATCTTACAATGAACCCGAACCGGAATTAGAACCAGAATTAATGGAAACTGAACCTGAACCGGAATTAGAAATAGAAGCTGAACTAGAATATGAACCCGAACCACAGTATGAACAAAAAATGGATTTAGATCCTGAATTCGAGCCTGAAAATGAACCCGAACCAGAAATATTAGATGACGAAAACAATGAACTAACCTTAGAAATAAACAATATTAAATCCAAAATATTAAATTTAGTTCCATATCTAGGAAAAAGTTTGGTAAAGTATAATATTTCTGACAATTCTTCATTTGAAATAGACTTATCTAAAATTTTTAATGATAGCAAATTTGATCAAATGATAGATGGTATAGGTTTCACAAGAGGATCAGTGGATCCAACTAATACATACTTCTATTTGGTACCTAATAAAAATCAATATAATCAATGTTTTAGTAAAATATTAAGGATACGGAACAGATCAGACAATTTATTTGATAGAAATGATATTTCACTTCTTCCTCTGGATATAGATACCGGGTATAGCGACATCATAATACATAATAATTATGGTATACTTGTTCCTTTTGATAACAAAAATATCTACCATGGTAAAATTATAAAATTTAATCTATATGGAGAGTGGAATAATGATCCAATTTTAATAGGACCTTCTGAATATTTTAATACTAATCATAACAATTTTGACCTAAACAATAAAAAAATAATGTTTTTACCACATACAAGTTCGACATATCAGTATTCAGTCTCAAATGAAATACTTAACTTTAATCCAATAAATACACTTCCAATCTCAAAAGACTCTTCTAGTAAATTAGAATTACCCCACACTTTTAATTTTTATGGTATTGATTATGATAGTTTATATTTTGGTTCAAATGGGTATATTACATTTGGTTCCCCCAATAATTATAATTTAAACAGTTTACACAATCATTTTTCACTTCCTAGAATTAGTTTCTTATTTTCTAAATTTAAAATAGAGAGTGACACTTTAGCTAAATATGAATTTATAACTGATATCTCAAATATACTAAATAATAAAATTGTGATCATAGATGTAAAAAATTTGTATAATTTACAAACTAAAATTAATATACAAATTCATTTATATTTAAATGGATCCTATTACAAGAATGAAGGTAAAATAGAAATATATTATTATTCAGAAACAACCTCAAATTTAATAGAAGGTCTTGTAGGATTGTCAAATGGTAAGGGTATTCCTGAAAATTTTATTTTTACTAATTTTATTAATTTTAATAAACAATATGACTTTACCTCAGAACCCGAACCCGAATATATTGAACCTGAACCTGAGTTCCCTTATCCTCCTACACCACCAGTTTTAAGTCCCCCAGCTACACCTCCGCCTCCTACTCCGGAATTATCGCCACCTAATATTATACCTGTAATACCCTATAGTATTAATCTAAATACTGCTGTATGGTCCGATTTCATTGCTGTTTTCTTTTTTAATAGAAGTAATAATATAGTACCATTTTTTACAGAAGATTCACATAAATATAATAATATTTCTGATGCTCCTAATCAAATTGAATGTTATATTTCTAATATAGATGAAAATTATGAAAATATTAATAGATATGATGGATATGGAATAAATGATAGTTATGGTTATAGTGTTAGTCTAAAGGAAGACCAAGCAATAAATATATTTACTAAAAATATTAGTATTGCTAAAAGATTAAATTATTATCAATTAGATTCATTTCATGATCCTTTGGGGCCAACTGGTTATAGTTTTACAATATCTTTTTGGTTTTTAACAAAAAATCTTAATGAAAATGAAGAACAGTGTTTAATTTATAATGCTTATCCTTTAGATGCACAAAATCCAGGATCTGGCTTTTCAGTATACATAACAAAAATATCAAATAGTTATAAATTATTAGTTAAACTTCATAGAAATAGTGATTCTAGCAATAATATTGACAATGATATCATATATTTTTATAATTTCAGTAATCAAATTATTAATAGATGGTGTCATTTAACAATGTCAATAAGTTTTTATCCCAATAATCAATCTATACCCTCTTCAATAAATACTAATTTCAAATATGGAAAAATTTCTATATATATCAACGGAAATTTAGTACAAACTATTAATCAATATTTATTACAGAATTACGCTTCTAGTAATTCAATATCTTATAATATTTCAACCTATGGCTATACGCTATTATTAGGGAACAATAGTTTAAAAAATAAATACTTTAAGGGTAGTATTTCAGCATTGACTATCATAAGTTTAGGTGCTAATACATCACTTAATATTAATTCTGAAGTAAGTGCTGATGATATATTATTACTCTATAACCTATATCAATATGTTGAAGCTGAACCAGAACCCTTAGAACCTGAACCCGAACCTGAAACTGAACCCGAGCCCGAACTTGAACCTGAACCCGAAAATGAACCGGAATTAGAACCAGAACCTAACGAGCCTGAACCTGAACTAGAACTGATTGAACCAGAGATTCTTGAACCCGAACCATTATTTCCTAAAACAAATTGGGTCAGAATAAATAGAAATATGTTTTCATATGACCTTGAAAAAATAAATAAAAAATATAATGGATTTTTAAAACAGATACATATTGAAAAGACTGAATCAGTTATTTCTTATTTTATCCCAGGAAAGAAAAAAAATTTAGGGAATTACATTTTGAGTGTTAATCTAAATAACATTAGTGATAATGAAATTATTGAAAACTCGTTGAACATAGATCATTTATTAACAAATAATACAAAAATAATTGGCGCAACTCTAAATGAAGATTTCATATATCTTTTAGAAGATAAAAGCCATATATCTTCTTATAAAAATTTAATTAACATACATAAATTAAATGTAAACAATTTTAATATAGAGTCTATAAATCTTAATGTTCCCATGATAGATAACGTATCCCAAGAATATTCAACATTATTATCTCAAAAAAATGACAATATTAACACATCTTACAATAATTGGGATGTATTTACGAAAGAATTTGATATATTAAATAATGAAAACATTCTTTGTATATCTTTGGAAAATTACTTAGATAATCAAGGTATATTTATTGATACTATAGAGATTTTTGATAAAGATACATTGATTAATTCTATAAATTTTAACGATTTGAGGATTGACAATGAGACTATTTCTGATTTTAATTTAAATAATTCAAACTTATTTCAAAATTCAATATTGCCCAATAAAAAAGTATTATTTAATAATTTATATGATAATTCAAGTGTTATCACTTCTTCCGGGACACTAAATTTAGAAGATATTAATATTGGTGGATATTTTTTCAAAAATGACACATATTTTCCAAATGTAAGCGAACTACAAAATGGATGGGTTATTGAGGTAAAAGGATTGGAGACTATAAGTAGTACTAATTTGAATACATTAACTTCAAATATGTCAGGTACCTTAAATTTAGTAATGGATCAAAAATATATTCTTTTAGACGATACATCAGATATGTGGAAAATACATTCTCAAGATGGAAATGAAGGTTATGTTCCCGCCGACAAATTAGTAAAGATTAGTCCAAATTTTAATTTATCAATAAACAATAATCCTATAGAAATTAGCAACCTGTTATCCCCTTATAACCATAATATTGTTAAATTTTTTAACAGTAATTCTAATAACTTTAGTTCTCATAATATCAATAATAACGGTCTATCAATAAAAAACATATATGGTAAATTAATACTAACATTTGGTATCTTTAATTTTAAAGATCATGATTCACTAACTGTTAAAATCAAACATTTAAGAAACGTAAATTACTTATCAATCTATCTGGAGTTTGAATATGTTTATAGTAATCTAAATAATTTAGGAAAAACTGATTTAATATTAAAAATAAAACAAGTTATCCAAAACATCAGTGGAATTGCAGAAACCGAACCTGAAATATTTTTATCTCCATTAAACAATTCCGCAAGTTCTAAGACATTGATTAAAATTACTATGCCAAATAATAACACTTTTAACTTGCTTTATAATTATGTTAATGATATTGGACTAATAATAAATTTTAATAATGTTAGTAAACTTATTAATAAACTATATAATCCCGAAACTAATGTGTATCTTATTAATCCAATAATTGATTTTTCAGATATAAACTATAGTAAAGGCTTATTACATTTGGTGCCAAGAAAGAATATATTTAAACAACTTTACTATCAAAACATAGATAATCTTAAGTCCCTAAATGATGTACAATATGTAAAATTAATCCATAAAAATTGTCCTCAAAATTTTAATTTTTGCTGGGGTATAAATAATATCCATTTTAATATAGTGATAACAAGAAGTGTTATTTTAAATAACAAGTTATATCTACTACTAGACAATGATGAGTCTTTTAAAATATCTTATATTATAGTTATAAATTTGGATATATTTCCATCAACGGATTCTATAAGTTTTATAAATTTAGATCCTCAAAAAAAATTATCAATTTATGGTTTTTCTGATATAATAAGAGATACTAAATTTAAACTTATACAAATGGAACCCGAACCTGAACCTGAATCTGAATTAGAACCAGAAACAGAACCAGAACCAGAAGTCGAACCTGAACCAGAATATTTAGAACCAATAAATAATCAAATAGCTGAACCTGAATTTGAATTTGAACCATTGGAACCTGAAAATGAACCTGAACCTCTTGAAATGGAATTATTAAACTTTGAACCAGAACCGGAATACCCAAATGTAAAACTATTGGTTCCAACTAAAATTAATAACCTATCAGAAGTGTCTTATAAATCAATAACTTACAACCCTATTATTAATTTTCAAGAAAAATATTATGATAATTTAATTAACAAATCTTACAATGTTGATATAAAAAATTGGATTGATGGATACCTTTTAGTTAAACAATCTTCACTACAACTAAAAACCATTAATACAGATCAAATTCAAAAATTTAATGTCGGAGACTCAGTTATATTGAAAAAAGATAATCTAATTGAAAATGCTAAAATAATAAATATAGAAATAATAGCAAATATCAATCAAAACATAATACATTTAAGTAATTTGAATAATGATTTTACTAATGGAAAAGTATTTTTAGATAATACATTAGAAATAACAAATTCAGTAAATACTATTACAACAATAGATTCTATAAATACTAATAGATGGACCGGAATTATAGGAAATGTCGGAGATGATTGTTTTTTGAAAATAGAACTTACTAATTATAAAAACACTAATAGTACAATTTTAGAATCGAATAATTTATCCGGCGAACCAGAACCAGAGCCAGAACCTTTATCAACTATAAGGATTGAAGCCGGATTCAAGTTTTACGGAAAAATATACAATGATATTTTTATAGGAACAAATGGATATATAACATTTGTAAATGGTGATACTAATAGTATAGGAACACTAGAAAATCATTTACTAATGCCAAGATTAAGTTTTTTATTTACAGATTTAAATTTAGCTATTAATACTATATCTACAAATAAAATTAGTAATATAGAATACGGATATATTGATGATACCTCTAATAATGGTAATATAATATATAAAAATTCAATATTTTGTATAAATTTCAATAATGTATGCGATGGAGAAAATTTCATTAAAGATAATACTGTTCAACTTCTAATTTATTTAGAAAATTCAGATTATAAAAATAGAGGTAAAATCATTGTCAATTATCAAAATATTGGTTCAAATAATGGAATAATTGGTCTATCAAATGGGCTTTTACCCGCAACATTTTCCTATAATGATATAATTGAAAATCAAATTATGTAATTAAAAACTAATTTCTAGATCTAAATTTTTAATATAATTTTTAAATTTTGTACCATTAAATATCGAATAATCCTTAAAACTAACTTTAGATTTTTTATCCCAATAAGTATCCCAACCATTTTGTTTTTTTACAGGTTCTATTTTATAATTTTGTATTTGATAGTTAGTAGAAAGAATTTCATCTTGATCATGTCTTTTTACATCAGTAAAATACTCTTTTTTTGTATTCACAAAAATAAAAAATATTAAAAAAAATATTATTGTATTTAACATAATATCTTATAACATAATAAATATTTTTTTTTTAAAATTTTGTTATCATATCATAATTAAAGTAGTAAAAATCTAATCTATAAACTCTATTAATTAAAATCATATTATCTTTTGTTATATCTTTTATTGTAAATTTTTTTGGAGGATGTCGTTTGACTAAATATTTTATATCTAAAGAATATTCTTTCATTAGTTTATTAAATTCATCAATCTCTTCATATTTAATTATGTAATCTATTGTTTTTCCGTCTTTCAAATTATGAGTGTAGAGATATTGTGGTATAAAATGAAGAAAACCAATATTATAAATATCAATATTTAATAGCCTTTCTCTAAGGTAGGTATTAAAATCTAATACAGTATTGATTTTGTTTCTAGCTAATTTACTTTCCCACTTGCAAAAACATTCTGATATTCTATCATAAGGATTTCTAACAATAGTAAACAATTTAGTATTTTTATCATAAGGATTTTCATTTTTAAAAAACAAAGGAATATGCCAGTCGGCTATTGATGGTTCTAATTTACATAAATACTTTAATTTATTATCAAACCTCCCCCAAAATATATTTTTTTCAAAACCTAAGTTTTCTATATATGTTCCTGAAGTTTTGGTAATATGAACAAACTTTAACATTTGATTAACACTTTTATATTTCATTGTATTATCAACAATACTCCTATCACCTCTTACTAAATGTACAAGTTTATACCCATTTTCTATATACCAACTATTAGTGCTAAGTTTTTTTTTAGCATGTTCTTCACAGACAACCCGATAATGATAACATAATAGATAGCTTTTTTTAATTCTACTCTCGGTCAAATTCAAGCCGATATTTTTTTGGTTATATTTATGAAAAGAGTTTTCAACAGATTCTAATGATATAATTTTCTTTTTATTAGGTAAACTAGGAATATGATCATTGTATTGTATACTATCAAATACATGACATTTAAATATTGATTTTATTATAGCAATTCTTCCGCTTAGTTGATTACCAAACTTTCCTCCTGCCTGTCTACTATTACAAGTGAAATTAGGTTTACTATCATAATTTAATCTATAAACATTAGTTCTAAGGACTGAAGTTGGATTTTTTTTCCCAATAGGAGACATCATAATCCAAGGAACTTTAATACAGTCAATATTACGATATGTTGTTTTCAATTCATTTTTTATAGTTTTTGATATATCTTTTCTAGTTGCTATAAACTCGTCAACATCTACATATATCATCCATTGAAATTTACTTTTTATATTTTTGTATATCATATTTGCCAAAACACGATTACATGTACACGTATTCATTTCGCATTTAATTTGTTCATGGCATTTAGAATTATTTTTAGTATAAATAATCTTTATCTTTGGATTATTTTTAATATTATCATAAATATGTAAATCACTACTATCATCATCTAGAATAAATATTTTATCCACACCTTGACCAAGATAATAGTAGCAGAATTCTTCAATAAAAAATTCATTTTTACATCTTGTTATTAATGCTAAAAATCCATTTTTTGTATTTTTTAAACTATTTTCTATTAGGGAACAATGATATTTATATTTCATTGTTTCCTCTCTATATCGGGTTATTAAACCAATATACATTACTTATTGTTATAACTTATTTTATTTATAAATCAAAATCTAAAATAATTAGTATTAACAATATTATTTTCTGGTACACATAGATAATCACAAAATTTTTTATAAATACCTCTATCTGCCTTTTTAGGATCAAAAATTAAATTTCCACTTTTATCTAAATTAGTTGCGTGGCTACCGGCATCTTTATGACTCCAATTACCATTATCATCTTGTCTATAAAAATGATATGTTTTTCCTGGGTCAACAGAAAAAGCAATTTTATAAAAATCATTTTTACATTTATTTTTAAAATCAATATTATATATTTTTTCATTATCATCTTTTATTGCTTTATTCATTAAATTGCAAGTCATTAATTTTTTATCATCCTTATAAATTTTTTTTTTTGAGAAATGTCCAGGACGTGATCTTAGTTTTATACATCCATTTTTATCTTTATCACAATCTTTTTTCAGGTTATAATCGATATCATTTAAGGCATATTGGTAACAATTATGAGATAAACGTATTCCTTTGTCATTATTCCAGAGTTGTGGTTCATAATTGACAAAGCTTTCTGATCTAAATAATAATATAATTAATAACATAATAAATAAATAAAATATCATACTATTAATTAACAAATAAAATTAATTTTTTAAATTATCAAAAAAGTCTTCATATTCAGTAATTGTTTCTTTATCATAAAATAATTTATGCTTATTTGCTTTGATTTTATTAATCACACTCTCATTGAATTCTTTACAGTCCACTAATTTTGATACTATTTCGCAATATTCATCTGCTGAATTTGCTATTAAATCATAAATATCCATTTTTTTATAAAATCCATAGGTAAATCTACCATTTATATAGTCTGAGGGAAATGTAACTACAGGTTTATGTAAATCAAAACCCTCTAAACTAGTATTACACCCTCCAAATGGAAAAGGATCAAGTAAAATATCACAACAATTTAAAATATTTAAATATTCATTCTTTTCCATGCCTCCAAAAAACACTAATCTCTCAAAATTATCTCCCAAATAATGTTTTATTCTTTTAAGATGCCTATAATTAAATTTAACATTGTTTGATAAAAGAATAATACAATTTTTGTTTTTTTCTAATATATTTCCTAATGTTTTTTCAAATTGGGTATCAATTTTAAATTTTGATTGAATACATCCTAAAACTATTTTATCTTCGGGTATCTTAAAATCGGAACGTTTTTTATCTAAAACAATACCTTCAAGCGGATTGCTATAATGAGTTGTTAAAGAATTAAATAATACTAATTTTTCAGAATAATGCTTTTGAGCATCCTCTATTTCAAATAAATTACTAGAAATATAATAATCTATTGTATCTACTCCTGAAGTATCAGAATGTCCCCAAGTATTAATCTGTACAGGTGCTAGTTTAGCAAAAGAAAGCAAAAATAATCTTGTTGACATCCCTATTTCGCAAAAAAATAAAATATCTAAATTTAATTCTCCAATTGATTTTCTAATATCTTTAATATTACCATCAAGAAAAACATATTTATCTTTATGTTTTTCATAAAATTGTTTTGGTTTTTTTTGAACTATTTTTTCCTTTTCTCCAAAAATAATAATTTTTATATCATATTTTTCACTAGATAAATTATTTATGAGTCCTCGCCTATCATTTAAAACTGAAGAGTCTAAAGCCAAAAACTCAGATATGAAGCCTATTTTCAACTTACCTGATTTTGTTATTTTTCTTTTTTTTGTACTATCATAATTTAAATCAGGACAAATACTACGATACATTTCGCATCTTTTTTTAAATAAATCTTTATTGTTTTGATTTCTATAACTTAAACTAAATAAAGGACTGGTAAGTTTACTCAAATCACTGCTATAAATATTTTCAAGATTATTAAATATTTTTCCCTTTTCTATAATAAAATTCATCTTTTCCAATAAACCTTCGTTTAACATATCTCTATCCCAATCTTCTTCAATGTAATAGTTACAATGACAAAAATACCATAAAATTAAAATAGGAACATCTAACTTAATTAAATTAATATAGAGAACTTCTAAAAATTCTTTATCCCATTTCTTTTTCTCTAAAATAAGTCTATCTTCCTTTTTACTACATTTGCTAAATAATTCCAATAAAGGTTCATATATAAATTCAAATAAATATGTCCACGGTGTATTTTTATCATATTCTCTACACAAAATATAATTATGCCAGTTAACGAGTGTATTTTTAACTCTTGGCCTTATGAAATTTAAGACTCTTTCTTCATTATTTTCAAAAGCAGCAAGATTAAATTCATAGTAATCCATATAGTAAAATATTAAAAAAAAAAAAAACTTATAACGTACTTATGCTAAGGGACCATCTTCTACAGCAATTATATCCCAAATCATTTCATCATCTTTTTCTTCTTTTATATTTAAAATTTGACTAGGTTGATTATCTACAATAATCTCTATTGTCTCTTTATAGTTAGCTTCGGGATCATATTCATTATCATTATTTAACCCAAATGGTTCCTTTAACCAATCAAAATAATAAATAAAACCTGAAAAACATTTTTGAAATTTTTTTTCAAAACACATGATATTATAAAAATATATTTTTAATAAATAAAATTAACACAAAATAAATAATATATACTATAAATATGAGCTTTATAGAAGTGTTACAAGATAAGAAAAAAACAAATAAACTTTTATCTTATATAGATATATGTTATGATAGTATAATTCATACTCGAGACAAAAGCATAAGGCAATCTTCATCATGTCGCTTATGGCAACTTAAATACATAATAATTTATTACATTAACTTAAAAAAAAAAAATATTATTTTAAATAATTTACAAAATTTAGATAAAATTGGGAATATATTGTTTGATATATGCAATATCATTAATGATATAATTAGCAATCAAAATACATTTTTATATGATCTTTTAGTGTTAAATAAAGGGACTAATATTTATCCCATATATTCTATAAAGCAACTTGAAGTAAAATCAAAATATGAAAATTTTTGTTTATGTGTTTATAATCCTAGTAATATGATAATTTTTCATTATTTTACTATAATCTATAAACACCCTAAATTTTACATTACTTCATCCTATGGAAGTGATTATGTGTGTGTTCCACAGCATACACAGGAATTAAATTTAGAAGAATTTGAACAGTTTTGTTTAGGAATAATTGATAATAATGAAATTAGAATTAATTTTTTTGAAAAATACTTTCTATTTGGAAATTTAAAAAAAAGATATAACAACAATACCATTGAAAATTTAAATCCAAGATTGAAAAGTAAATGGATTAAAAAAAGACAAGGAGTAATTAAAGAACTAGAAAACATATTTTCTCTAAATAATCCAAAGATAACTAGAGTCTATCAAATAGGTCTTCTGCACAATTATAAAGAAAATATAGAAGAAGTTATAGATTTACATTTCCAAAGCATTTGATATTGGTGCTGTATCAATGACCAATTGTCTATCAAATAAGGATATATGTATGCTCCTTTACCATTGAATTTACTACCTTTTATAATATTTATAATTTTTTGATAATTTTTATTTGTTTTTTTTAAATCTATCCATAGATAATTTTTAGGTGTATCATCTATCAGAAGTAAACTATTAATTTTAAATAAGTCTGATATTTGTTTAAATTCTTCTAGATGATGATCTTTACTAAGTTTTTGGTTATTCCAATCTACATCAAATGAATCCAAATATGCTAGATCTATTTTTTTTTTAAAATTATTTAAAAATAATACAGAATCACTGCATACAACTTGTGTTTTTCCAGATACAAGTTGTTGTGTATCACGTACGCGGTCCAAATTAATGTCTACACTATATAATTCCCCATCATAATAATTAATAAATTTATCAAATAATAATGTTGATTTAGTTCCATGGGCAGAACATCCTGTTTCTACAATTGTATAATATTTATTTTCTTTTTTTTCTAATTCCTCAAATGTATTTTTAAATGTAATGTAATTTATATGAGTCCAATAGCCTTCCTCTAAATTATCTTCGGATTTAACGTATGGATCCCCATTTTTTGGATGGAATAATGTGGTGCTTTTTGTTCTTTTATCGGATTTAGTAAAATATTTTTCAAATATATCATTGATAAAACTCATATTTAAAAAATACAAATTTATATTTTTTTTATAACACACAAGTAGCATATACATTCTTGATTTTAAAATTTTCCGAATTATATTTTATAAGATTTTTATTTAAATCACGGACTCTTCCACCTGATTCATTAAGTATTAGATCTAAGGGAGCTAAATCCCATTCCATGATTTCCTTATCATTAAAAATAATATCATTTTTGTTTCTAATTATTGTTAGTATAGATAATATACTATCAGTGTAAGAAAATTTAGGTTTATTAAATATGTTTATAAGTTGGTCATGTTTAAAGTTATGATTTAAGACAACTCTTAAGTTTTTATCATCATAATTATGTTTATGACATTGAATATTTGATGAAGTTAATGTATTTATACTAATTAGCTTTGGAGTACCGAATCTCTTAGAAAAATAAAGAAAATTACTAGAGGGTACATATATACAACCAATATACGGAGTATCATCAAAAATCAAACTTATATTTATAGTGTAAATAAGAGATTGATTACATAATGGATTTACTAACCAATAAATATTTGATCTTTCTAAAAATGTACTAATTTTTGAAATTATGGGAACGTCTAAAAACAAAAGTATAGTTTTACTTACTAGATTATTTATTTTTTTGGTTAATTCATTAATATCTAAAAAAATAGTATAACTATCATTAACAATTTTACCAATTTGTTTGCATAAAATTATCAATTTATATTCTAATTCGTCTATATTATTATCAATATAATTTTTATAATCATCCATTATCTACTAAGTAATTAAATATTTTTCTAATCAAATTTTTAATAGATGGTTAATATTGAAAAAATTAATATGTTTTGATTTTATGATTAAATATTTTTATCCTGTCTGTTTATTTTCACGTGAAAACATTGAAGATTTGCCTATTTTGAATAAAAAATATCATAAAACAAGTTCTGCCAAAGGGTTATGCAATCAAATATTTGCTCTTATAAATGGAATTAATAAGGCCAAGAGAAATAATAAAAAATTTGTTATAATAGATTCATTTTTGAGATGTATTGTAAGATGTAAAATTTGTCCTATAAGTAATATTTTTGATTTACAAGAAATGAGTAAATCATTTAACATAAAAATACTAGATAGACTTAATATAAATTTAAATATAATCTATTCTTCTTATGGAACAAAGGAAAAATATATTGATATAACTGAAAAAATTAAAACATTACTATCAATAAATAATATTATTTTAGACAAAAATGTAAAATTAAATGAAACTTTTGGAGATCCTTGCTTTGGACATAAAAAAAAAATTTACATAAAATATTCTATTAATGATTATCCATTAGAAATTACAGTAGATGAATATGGAGGGAAATTAAAATCCGATATAAATCTTGATATTGATTATATTAAAAAAAAAATGTGGAAAGGATTGTCAACTAGTTTTAGTTGGTATAATCCCGAAAAGAAAAAAGAATTTATAGAAGATCTAAGAAAAATAAAATTTAACAATAATTTTTTCAAAATCTTAGAAAAACTCAATCCTGTAGTTAAAAATTGTGTCCATCTAAGATTAGAACCAGATTCAATAAATCATTGGTCAAGAGTTAATAAATTAAATCATAAGGAATTTTACAATAAACTTGTTCAAAAATATAATAAGATAATAAGTGAGAATATTATTGAAACACAAGATGTTTTCTTACTTATACATGATTTAGATCATACTATAATAACAGATTTAAGACAAAAATATAATGTAAAAAATTTAGAATATGGGAAATCCGATTTAATCTATAAACATATTAAATATAGCGGTAGAGAAATAAGCGCTATAGTAGATTTATTAATAGGAAGTTATTGTAATGATATTTTTATAGGCTGCCATAGTCTTAAATATAATAGAGGATCAACATTTTCATTAACTCTTTTAGCATTAAATAATAGTAAAAAAAATATTTTAATTGATCTAGATGATATTAATAGAGAAGAGGAGATATATTAGCTTGTTTTATCAATGGCATTTTTAAGTAATTCTTCCAATTTATTTTGTGGAACCCAATCACCCCAACTACTAAAATAGGAATTCATTTTTCTTACAAATTCCTTATCTTTTTCTTCTACATTTTTAATATCAACTTCTTTAAAATCATCGAGTTCTTCATCATCAATGATAATGTGAGAGTCGGCAAAAAATTCTGGAGGAGGGGGGGCCGTTGGTTTATTAGGTGCGGGACCATCTCCTTCCCAATACCAATCAGATTTATCTACACCCCTATTCTGATCGTACCATTCCCATCCATCCGTCCATCCTATTCCATAATCTTCAGCAATTTCTTTTTTTATATTTTCTAAATCATTTTTTATATTATCTCTATTTAAAAATTCAAATACTTCGTATCTTAAGCCATACTGAATATCCTCTTGTGTAATTCCATTTCTTTTGGATAATTCAACATATTTAGCACCATTTGTAGTAGCATTCGAGATAAATAACGCAAGCATTACTTCTAAATCTTCAATTACTTTTTTAGTATTTGTTTTTTCAATGACATTATTGTATCCTGTTTTCATAAAACTATAATCAACTGGTTTAGACATTTTATAATCTTACTTACATACTTTTAAATATCAATTTTTTATTTATTTACATTTAAAGTTTAGATAAATAATAAATTTTATAGACTTATATTATGGATAATTTAAAAACTGGAGATTTAATTTTATTTTGTGGACATGATTCGGGGTTTCTGAAATATTTTTCGGAAATGATAAAATATGGGACACATAGTAATTATTCGCATGTAGGTGTTATTTTAAGAGATCCCAAATTCATTCATCCTAGCTTAAAAGGTATTTATGTTTGGGAATCAGGATACGAAGGTACAAAAGACCCGCAAGATGGAAAAATTAAACTAGGAGTACAAATTACTCCTTTAGAACAAATATTAAAAAATTTTGAGGGGTCCGTTGTTATTACAAGATCCATAAACTGTGGTTTAGAACATTTTTCAGATGAAAAACTTAAAAAAATTCATGATATAGTATACGATAAACCATATGATATACATCCAAAAGATTGGATACAAGCTTTAGTTGGTAAAGATAGTCATCCTCAAAAAATAGACCGGTTTTGGTGTAGTGCTCTAGTGGGTTACATATATACACAGTGCGGTATTTTAGAAAAAACTACAGACTGGTCTGTTTTGACACCAGCAGATTTTTCTTTAGATGGAGAAAATCTTAACTTTCAAAAAGACTGCTCACTGTCTAATACAGAGGTAAGAATAAAATAAATCAATAACTAATATTTAAAATCAAATTTACATTATGACAATAATTAGTACCTTTTTCAAGTTTATTTTTTATAGAAATATCATCTAACAATTTTTAGGAATTGTTAGATGAGTTTTATTAAATTTACTATTTATAAATAGATTTCATATTATCTAGATTATGCTCTCGTATCACTTTAGTCCCCTGAACCACTCCCTGAACCGCCCGCACCACCACCTTCGCAATCATTACCTTCACAATCTTTAGGTTGAAATGCCCAACATATTTTATCTTTGTCTACATCTCCAATTTTAATAGCTCTTTCTTTCAATTTATCAACATTTACATTTCCAACTGGAGGACCAACTAAGCAGCCTGCCGAACCAAAACTTTTGTCATAACATGTAATAGGTCCTCCCTCATCAGATCCACAAAATTGTGTTCCACAAGTTTGACAGTGTAAATTTTTATCTACGCCTCCACTAAATATACCTAATAATTTATCTCCTGATTGAATTCCTATGCTATTTGCTAAACTATCAGTGACAACGCTCTCTACTATAGGTTTTTTATCACTACTTAATTCTTTGGAAAAAGTCACTCCTAAAGATTCTGTTTTATAATTTTGAACAACTGGTCTATACTTATACCATTTAGTTTCATTTCCTGCTTCTCCAGCTAAACCGAATTCATGGCGTTTATATTTTATCATATCCGATTTATTCATTTTATCTGGAATTGAAATATCTAAATCAACTGATCCAGAACCAGAACCAGAACCAATACCTCCACTTTGTTTAGATGAGACTCTAAATCTTTTTCCTGATCTGGTAAGACCAACGCGTGGGCCATAAGGTTGCCTTTTTTTACCTTTATTTGATCGTATTTTTCTACTAACAACGGTTCTTGTTCCTCCCGGACTTACTGATATTTTAGTATGTTTACGAGGCTTATAAGAACCTCTTTTTTTTCCTTTATTTGATCTAACTTTTCTACCACCAACCATTATAAATTATACTTAGAAAATTATTATGTTAAAAAGAGATATTAATTAATTTATTTTGTCTCTCCTTCTTCCCAATTCTTACAATTTTGAGAACCTATTTCTTCCCCAGTACATACTTTTCCATGATAAAATCCGTTATAAAAATCACCGGTACTAACAAATTTACCCGAATGTTCTTTCTTTTGATTGTAAGTGTACGTGGTAAAGATACCATCTTCGCCATGAGGAACCCATGTCTCACATATAGTCTTCTTTAATAAACTTTTACAGGCATTTCAAATTGTAATATATTTAAATCTGTTAATACATCACTCATAGATTATGTACCTCTAAATATTATAGATAGTTTGTCATCATAATCATATACTAACATTTGACTATCCCCTTCTTTATAATAAAATTCTGGCTTAGTTTTATATTGAGAAAGTACTAAAATGTCCTTCTAATTCTTTATTTTTTTTTTAGAAAATTGATCTTCTATATTTTTATCTGGTTTACAAGATAAATTATATAATCTAGCAAAATCCTTTAAGATTTTTTATTAAAATCCAATTACTAAATATATAGAAAATCAATTTATATTATAAATCTAGTCATATTATTTATTATTTATTATTTATTATTTAATTACTTAAAAAATACTTTATATATATACTTATCCATGAAACTAGTATATTTTAATGGGCGCGGTCTTGCTGAAACATCACGTATTGTATTATCAATCAATGGTATTGATTTTGAAGATTTTAGATACCCAATCAATGAAAAATGGGAAAAACCCGAATTTGATGAAGATAAAAAAAATGGAAAGTTAACACGATCTTTAAATAAGCTACCATATCTTGAAGTATGTGAAGGCGATACAACTCACTGTATTCCTCAATCAAAAGCTATCGAAAGATATTTGGCCAGAAAATATAATATGATGGGTTCAAGTGATGTAGAATCTGCTAGAATTGATGCTATCTGTGAAGTAATTAGAGATATAAAAGAAGCATATCAAAATGTAAGAAAGGTCGAAGAAGATAAAAAAGAAGATGCAATGAAAGAATGGTTTTCAGAAACACTTGTAGAAAGACTAAAACTTCTTGATGGTATTGTAGATGGAGGATTACATTGTGTAGGAGATAAGTTATCTTTGGCCGATGTTGTTTTGTATTGTTTAATAACGCAATTTTTCACGGATGTTGAATCTGCTAAAAAGGCTGTTGAAAAAACCTCAAATTTAAAAAAAGTTGTAGAACATGTTAAATCTAATTCTCAAGTCAAAAAATGGTTGAATTCTAGACCTAAATCAATGTTTTAAATTACCGACACAAAATACAGATTGGTAGATTTTTTTTAGTTCTTTTTCTTTTTTTCCTTCCACCTATTTTTACTATATTAGCGCTAGTACGTGGTTTCTTATTTATTTGACACACTTGAAGATGTGGAAGCATTTCGCAAAACACATTTTCAAATTTTCTTTTTGATTTTGAACGTGATCTCTTTCTAACTATTTTTTTACTTTTCATATAATTATAATTAAGATTTTTAATTTATTATAAAAATATTTAAAGTGTTTTGGTATAATTAACTATATGAAAGCAATTATCACTGTATCTGATAAATCCAACATAATTGAGGTAACCAAATTTCTTATAAGTAATGATTTTGAAAAATATGGAATTAATTTATATTAAACTAATGATAGAATGTTTTATCATTAAAAATTATTAGGACCAACTTTTATTAAATCCTTACATTCCTTATGATCTAAATATTTTTTAAAATTATTTATAAACATTTTGGATAATTTTACTAACTGTGTATTATATTCCGTTTTATCTTTCCAACTATTTATTGGATTAAGTATATTTTTATCTAAATTATTACAGTTTTCTGGTATTTTTAAATTAAATGTTGGAAAATTTGTAAATGTTTGTTTATCTAAAGATCCATCTTGTATTGATTCTATAATATTTCTAGTATCCTTTAATTTAAATCTTTTTCCTACTCCGTAAATACCTCCGCACCATCCTGTATTAACTAGCCACACATTTACATTATGCTTCTCTATTTTTTTTTTTAATAATTGACAATAAATCATAGGATGCCACACCAAAAAGGCCTCTCCAAAACAAGCTGAGAATGTTGCTTCTGGCTCTTTGATACCCTGTTCAGTCCCGGCTATTTTTGCTGTATATCCACTAATAAAATAATATAAAGCTTGGTCGGTTGTTAATTTTGAAACAGGAGGTAATACTCCAAAAGCATCGCAACATAAGAATATTATATTTTTTGGATGTGTTGTAATACAAGGAATTTTAGCATTAGAAAGTGTATTTATATCATAAGATACTCTTGTGTTATTTGTAATTTTGTCATCATTAAAATCAATAATTCTTGTTTCTAAATCTACAACAACATTCTCAAGTAATGCCCCAAATTTTATTGATTCATAAATCATCGGCTCATTCTCAGGAATTAAACCAATACATTTTGCATAACAACCTCCTTCAATATTAAATATTCCTTCATCAAACCAACAATGTTCGTCATCGCCAATAAGTTTTTTATTAGGATCCGCTGATAAAGTAGTTTTTCCGGTACCAGAAAGACCAAAAAAAATAGAGACTTCGCCATTTTTTGATTCATTTACACTAGAATGTAGTGAAAGAATTTTTTGTTTAGGCATCAGGTAGTGCATAACAGAAAAAATAGCTTTTTTCATTTCTCCAGCATATTGGGTTCCTAAAATTACTATTTCCTTTCTCGTATAATCAAAATCAATTGTTGTTGAAGATGTCATATAACCGGTATATCTATTACAAGGGAACTCTCCCGCATTATAAATTGTAAAATCTGGACTTCCAAAGTCTTTTAACTCTTCAGCACTTGGTTTAATAAACATATTTGATGAAAATAACGCATGGTATGGTCGAGTACAAATTACTCTCACTTTTATTCTATATTGTTCTGCCCATCCAGCATATCCATCAAATACATATACATCTTTTTTATTATTAATAAAGCATATTGCTGTTTCTCTATTTATTAAAAAAGTCGGGGCATCCATTCTAATATTCGGAGATACATCGGACCACCAAATATTTTGTGTATTATCGTCAAAAACAACCCTCTTGTCCTTTGGAGAGCGACCAGTTTTAGAACCTGAGAAAACACTAATACCACCGTTTGATGTTATTGACGAATCACTTGATTTCAATTCATGTTCATATAATATTGATGTATCAAGATTATGATGTATATTTATAGTTGTTTTACCAAAATCACTATCAGATAAATTATTTTTTATTATGTAATTTATTTTAGAACAAGTAACATTTGGACCGGTGGTTCTATGATGGGAAGCAAGACTGGCACTTATAGACTTAAGCAAAGTTTCAATTTGTTGCATATTATTAACATTTAAAAAAAAAAAAAATTCATTTAAAAAAAAATAATATTATTATTTATGGACAATCAACATCCTATTGATAATTTTATAGCAAACAATATAATTTCTAAAATAGCTCCAATATTATTTAAATTGCAAATGACACCTAACCACATTACAATTTTAGGTCTAATAATTGGATTAATGAGTAGTTATTTCTTATATGTTAATTCAATAATACTATTCATTACATTTTGGTGCTCTTCTTACCTTATGGATTGTTTAGACGGATATTACGCACGAAAATACAATATGACCTCACAATTTGGGGATTATTTAGATCACCTATCAGATGTAACTAAGACAGTATGCTTGTTTTATGTTTTGCATATGAAATATAATTATTTTAAAAACTATATACTTTTCGCATTGTTTTGTATTATATTTTTTATGCAGTTAACACACATAGGTTGTGATCAAAAAAATAAAAATAAAGATAATAAATCCTTAAAACCATTAAAAAAATTATGTACAAATAATCCTAATTGGCTAAGGTATTTTGGATCTCCTACAATTATACTATACTTTATTTTTGTAGTTATTTATTTTTCAATAGGTAAATAAGCCTCACACGGATTAGCTCTGCAAAATCCACCCTTTTCTGTTAAAATTTCAGAAGCTTGGTAAGGACAACAGTATGGTGTTTCTGTTTCACCAGGAGATAATCCTAGCTCAGAAGGTGTCCATTTACTAACTTTTTTACCTTTTAAATCAAATAGTTTTGTTTTTGGATCACTAGGATTTGGACCGGGAGACTTACAATCAGCATTTGGGTCGGATGTTCTATTAGGATCGCAATCCCAAAGATCTATATCCCACCCAACTATTTTTTTACCTTTAACGCAGCCAGCAGAATGTCTATGACACTCTGAATTACCTAAATCCGTTCTTCTTTCACCTACCATAGATGTTATTATTCTTTTTTCGGGTTTTTGACCTCCTTCCAACTTTCTACTTAATCTATTTTTTCTTAATTTTTTCATTCTTGTTAATACTCTTCTTCTTTTCTGTCTTTTAGAAGAAAGTCTTCTATTTTTTTGTTTTCTATTTTTTCTATTAGATAATATTTTTCTACTTAATACCATTATATTATATATACAGAAAATATTTAATCTACTTTATCTAAATTTGTTAAAAATAAAAATAATTCATCACTCCATCCAAAATGACAACCATTAGGTTCATCAACATATGTAATCTTACTTGATGTATTTCTTGAATGAAGTAGTGAAATAATTATGATTTCCCAATTAATTTCTAAAAATTGATCATTTCTATCTTTAATAAATTCTCTTGCTTCACAACCTATTGATTCATTTTTAAATTTACCCAATTCCCAAAATTTTTTATAAAAACAAAAAGTGGCTTCAGATAGTCTTTCTTCAAGACCAAGATGTGGCGGCGGAACATTGATTATTGAAATAAATTTATTAATATGGAAACAAGCTATTGTCGAACATCCTACACATCCTTTTCCACTATCTAATAATTGAATGACTCTAAGTGTAATACTTTCTGGAGGATAATAATCATCATCATCTACAAAAACAATAATATCATTAGAACAATTTTCTACTCCTATATTTCTTTTTTCACCTATATTAAGTTTTTTATTTAATTCTAAATATTTAATATTATGTTTTTTTAGATTTTCAACAACAGTTTGATCACTTATAAGTTTTTTTTCACCATCATCAACTATTACCCATTCTATTTTATCTTTGGGATATGTTGTAGTTTTATAATTATAAAGTATTAATTTCAACATGTGCGGACGGTTATATGTTGGTGTAACTACAGATATTTTAGGCAATTTGTCCTTATACTCATCATATATTTCTTTCATTGTTTTAATTTTGTCTCTTTTTTTTGCTTCTGATATACATTTACTCAATTCTTCACAGATTAAACTTTCAAACTTACTATTATTTAACAAAGCTGAATCACGTGCTTTTTCTCCTAATACTTTTAATTCATCAATATCTGTATCCATAATTTTTTCAATTATTTCTTCAAAACTATCTTTACAAATGATATATTTTGATCCTAATGCTAATTTATTTTTATTTTTTTTTTTTGATTTAACTAAAAATCCATTATCATCATTAATTAGTTCATTCATTGGCGGAGCATCAGTCGTAATAACAACCGATTTACATAATTTAGCTTCATTTATATAATGCCCAAAACCTTCAGTTTCAGACGCGCAGATATGTACTCCACAACTGTTAAATAAACTATCAAACTTTAAATCTTCTAACCTCTCAAAAAAATACTCTATATTATCTTGTTGTTTAAAATTAACTTCTAAACAATCCTTATTTGCTACAACAATTAATTTTGGGTATTCTGGTTTCCACCAATCTAATATTTTCTGAGTTTGTTTATTGTTAGATGTACCACAAGCATGTAAAAATTTAGTATAATCTTTAACAATACTATTTTTAAACTTATCATTGCTCTTCCATGAAATATAGGAAATTTTTTCTTTAGATGTAAATGTCTTAAAAACCTCCATTCCATAATTAGTCTTAACTAATAATTTATCAAATTTATCTATGTAGTTTATCCAATTTTTATAATACCACTCTTGGTTTGGAATTAAAATGTTATATTTAGCATTCTTTAGATGTATATTTACTACAGTTTCCAAAAATATGTTTATATCAGCTAATTTAGATTTGTAAGTATTACAATCTACAAAATTTATTTCTAAATTTTTAAAATGTTTTTTTAATATAAATGTCAAGATTTTATAGTCTGTACTGAGGCCATAACCATTATTATTAGTTATAATATTAACTTTCATTTAAGATAAACATTGACAAATCTTTATGTTTATTAATTAAATATTAAAAACAATAATATCATTTTCAAGTGATATTATTGTTTTTAATTTAAAAGAGAATGATTATAATAGATCTTTATTATTTAAACACCATTCTTTAAAACTGATTGGTTTTATTAATTCTAATACACTTTCCATGTTCCTTACTTTACAAAATTCTTCGTTATGTAAATCTTTAAATTCAAACATATTACCTAGATCACGACATCCAGGAAATCCAAAACTCCGATAAATATTAGCTGAGACACTAACATATTCAACCGGCTCTCCTATTACTTCATTAAGAGTTTTTGCGATTTCTTCGCAAGTTAGATGTTCGCTTGATACACCTACATCTCCATATATTTTATTTTTAAAAACCTCAAAAACCATTTTCCCTATATCTTGTGCTGCTACAATTGGTAGTTTGGAATCATTCATAGGTAAGCATAGTCTTCTCTTTCCATCTTCATCTTTTCTAAGTTTCATAAGTCCAGTAAGATTTTCATAAAAAAAACTAGTATATAAATTTGTAGATTTAACATTCAAAGTATTTAAATATTTACTAACCATACCTTTCTCGTCAAAATGGGGAACTTTATATTTACCTATAAATTCTATTTCATCTTTAAACATTCTAGTATCTTCCAAGGTACTCCAAATTATATGTTTTACACTTTCCTCTGATACAGCAGAGTCTATAATATTTTTTGCTTGTTTAAATTCTCTTTCAGAATCCATATGCTCCCAAAAATTTGTAACAACAAAAACAACTTCACAATCTCTAAACACTCCTTTTAAACTAGTTTTATTATCATAATCAGCATTTTTTAAAATAACACCTTGTTTTATAAGATTAATCGATTTATTTGAATTTAAATTACGAGTAATCCCAACTACCTTATGGTCATTTTCTAAAAATTTTTTAGCTACTGCTCCTCCTTGTGTGCCTGTAATTCCACAAACTCCAATCATAGTCATGTTAATAACTTTAAAGATATCCTTAAATAGTTGAATTAATTATATAAAAAAATTGAAATAAAATTTAAAATTTTTATTAGGAAAAAAATTATGTATGCTACTGCTCCACCACCTGAATATCCTGGATACACACAAGCGCCCAACGATCCAAGTATACGAGTTCATCTAACTAGAGGTGATAAAATTAATAGATTATTTCAAAAATATGAAATAAGTCATCTTTTCAGAGAAAAATTAGAAAAATTGTCTGATTTTAAAATTGTATTTATTGTCGATGATTCGGGATCAATGAATACGCCACTTGATGGTAATGGACCCCACTCTACAAGATGGGATGAACTAAAACAAGTGGTAGAAACTACCACTGATATAGGTTCAATATATAGTAATTTAGATATTAATTTTCTAAATAGACAAGGTATGATGGAAGTATCAAGTTTTAAACAAGTTTCACATTTATTTTCAGAGTCTCCTAATGGTACCACTCCACTCAGCTTAGCCCTACAAAATGTATTAAGAATGTATGAAAATTATAACTCTAAAGTTTTAATTGTTATAGCTACAGACGGTGTTCCGAATAATCTTGACTTATTTAAAAGAACACTCATGAATAAAAATCATTCTAAATTTTATGTATCATTTTTAGCCTGTTCCGATAACGATAACGATGTTGGATATCTGAATGAATTAGATACAAATGTCCCTAATGTAGATACTCTAGATGACTATATATCTGAAAAAATAGAAGTATTAGAGGCACAGGGTAAGAGTTTTGGATATACTTATGCTGACCACGTTTCTAGACTACTACTAGGACCAATATGTCATGAATTAGATACTTTAGATGAAAAACCATCTAAACCCTGTTGTTGTATTTCATAAAAGTAATTAAATATAAATGTATATTTTTAAAATTTATTTTTTTTTTTTTTTTTATTATTGTAAACCTCTTAAATTATGGATACACTACTTAAAACTGGTACTAATTCCATTATTCTAGGAAAAAATAACTATGAAAAATATATACCGTATGTTGAAAATAAACTTCTTAAATTGACAAAAATAATAAAAAATCACGATGAATACAAAAATTTATCAAAAATTAGAGAAATAAGTAATTATAATAATTATTATTCTATACCAGAAGAAGTTTCATATCTATTAAATCCTAAAGATAATTTTTACATAGTTGTAAAAAAACTTGTTGAAAATTATGATATAAATATATTTGGTAGCACGATTTCATGTTCTTATGTAAGTTATGCTGGAAATAAAGATTTATATGAGACTATAATTGATATAGACGAATTATCGGATTTTAGTTTATGGAGATCTTATCAAAAAATAATTGAATTTACAGAAACAATTCTTAAAGCAATAAATTATTTACATCAAAATAAAATATGTCATCTCGATATAAAACCAGAAAATATAGTTATTAATACTTGTAGTTTTACATTTAAAATTATAGATTTCGGCTTCAGTTCAATCGAACCTTTTAACGATTTTGTAAAAGATATGAGGGGTAGTAGTGGATATTTTCCACACCAACTTAGTATAGAAAACCCGAAGCCTTTTCTTCCCTTAATCAAAGCAAATGATATGATAAAGAGTAATGGGACATTCCCATTTCAAAAAAATAGAAATTTAATTTACAAAATAGATAGCTATTGTTTCGGAAGAGTCCTCTATTACTTAAAATATATTTATAAAGAAAACAGAATTTATTACGCTCAACCATTCGTATTAGAAAGAAAACAAGAATATGCTTTAGATAATATAATAGATGATCTTTTAGAAAATAATGTACACAAAAGGTTAACAATTGAGAAATGTTTAATGACTCATTTTGGAACTGTTTGAATTCTTTTTAGTTTTTTTATCGGATATTATTTTAATAAATTTAAAAACGTGATTTTTCCCGTTATGAACTAAATATATTAAACCTCCATAGTTTTTATATTTTTTTTTCCCATGTTGTTTTTTTGTTTTTTGTTTTTTACTTTTTAATTTCATAACTTTATAATTAAAATATATTTTTGTTTGAGTTTTTTAAAATTTTTTTTTTTAATCATAAATATTATGATTATTATAACTGGATGTGCTGGTTTTATAGGTTCTCACCTCAGTGAATTTTTATTAAAAAAAAAATATAATGTAATAGGGGTTGATAATATCAACGATTATTATGATATTAGATTAAAACATGATAATTTAAAAATCTTAAAAAAATATCCAAATTTTGAATTTATTAAAGAAGATGTTATCACAAGTAAATGTATTGAAAAATTTAAACCTGAAATAGTAATACATCTTTCTTCGTATGCTGGTGTTAGATACAGTATTGAAAATCCATCTCTCTATGCTAAAAATAATATAATTAGTCATATTAATTTATTAGAACAATCTGTTAAGGTTGGAGTTAAAAAATTTATATACGCCTCTAGTAGTAGTGTTTATGGAACCAATAAAAAAATACCATTTTGTGAAAATGATATAGTAAATGATCAAAGTAGCCCCTATGCAGTTAGTAAAATATGTATGGAAAAATATTCTGATTTATACAATAAAATGTATAAAATACCCATTATTGGTCTACGCTTTTTCACTGTATACGGACCAAGAGGTAGAGTAGATATGGCTCCTTATAAATTTTTATCAGCTATAAATACAGGTACTGAATTTAATAAATTCGGCGATGGTACATCCCAGAGAGACTATACCTATATAGATGATATAGTTATGGGAATTTATGGTGCTATTAATCATAATTGTGATACACACGAGCTATACAATTTAGGAAATTCCAATACTGTTTGTCTAAATGATTTTATTAGTACATGTGAAAAAATTTGTAACAAAAAAGCAAAATTTAAACAATTAGAAACGCAGATGGGTGATGTTCCTATTACTTATGCCAATATTTCTAAAGCAAAAAATGATCTAAACTATAATCCTATTACTAATCTTGAAGATGGATTACGTAATACATTTAATTGGATCAAAAATGGTGATAAATTTTCTTGATATAATATATAAATGTATAAACTCTGCGATACTTGTTTTGATATTGAAGTTGAAAATGGTAGTTTGAAAACAAAAAACCAAGAACAATGGAATTTATTTCCACACCATCTACCAATGTTAGGAAGAAGAGAGGGATCTCAAGAATCAAAAATACAAATGGGGAAAAAATATGCTAATAGACTATTATATTATTGGGGAAGTAAAGAAATGTTTTCTAATAAAAATTTAGAATTTCCGGATTCTTATGTAGTTAATCAGTTCGATAAAAGAACGGGAATTACTAATGATGGTTTAGTTAAATTAGATTCAAATGGTTCCAGTGTTATTAAATTAGACTGTCCTCAACCTTATAAAGAAGATGGTATATCTTATATGCCTCATTTCCATTTTTTAATTTCCGATAAATCTATGTCAAAATGGTCAAATGATATGTTTACCCAAAGTGTACTTTGCAATATTAAAAAAAGACAGGTAAAGGATCATTTAGATAAAAAAAACAGATTGATTATTAACGCATTAAGTAGTGAATATCATAAAAAGGCAAAGATTGATTCTTCATTTAACCTTTTCTATAAAGACGCACAAAAAATGACTTCTCAAAAATTAAAAAAACAAATAAAAAGTTTTGTTATGCAAGACCCAGATATACAAAAATTTATAAAAAAAAATAAATTAAAACTCACTGAAGTACCAATACTTGTTTATTGCTATGATAAAACTTGTAATGCCGGCAATGATCTTGCTCTTGAATTATTTAAGGCAGGATTTGTTAATATTTTAGATTACAAGGATGGTATAATAGGTTGGTATAATAGATACTAAATAATTATGTATGTATAATATATGACAGACAATAATATGTGTAATACAACCAATTTATGCAAAGGTAATTACGGTATAAATCGGAAAAGAATGCCACAATTTACAAAAAAAACTCTTAAAAAATTTATTGAATCTCTTAGAAAAAAAAAAATAAATAGTAGAAAAAAAAAAGTACATGTTAAAAATTTAAAGGCAACACAAAATGAAATATATCATCCCGCAATTAAGGATATACAAAAAAAAATAAAAACTTGTAGATTCAATCCTGATGTTATATTAGTATCCAAAAATAATTATGTTATAGATGGACATCATCGTTGGGCATCATTAAAAGATTGTTATAATAATCCTAAATCGTGTAAAACAAAAAAATGCTCTAAATTTAATCCTTATATTTCTACATATAAGATTGACCTTGATCCTATTAATATAATTAATTATGCTAATAAATTTAATGGCATTTATAATGTCAAATTTTCTGAAAAAGATTGAATCTAATATTATATTATTAACTATATAAAAATAAATATAGTTTTTAATACATGCTTAATAATATAGACAATTGGGTTGTGGATATAATGTATCCTAAAAAACAATTTACTATTGAATTAATATATTTTATAGAAGAAAAAAAATGGTTTATTAATAATTTGTTTCATCAAAATGTATCTAAAAATAAATACATATTTGATGCTTCTAATATTAATACAAAAAATATAGATAAATTATGGTATCATTGGGAAACTAAAGATGCTTTATATTGGGAAAACAAATGGGTGAGATCACGCACAGATATGAATGAAGGTGAGTTTTATGAATTATCAATTAAGTTATTTAATAAATTAGCAGTACATCTAAAGAAACCAAATAAAACTACAATAAAAATTTTTAAAATTTGTGATTAATTTATATGATGATAACCTCTTCCTCTTCTTCTCTTAGAACAATAACATCCTAAACAACAAATTAAACTTAGACCAATTAAAGATATGCATATATACAATACAATTATTAGATAATTAGATGAACTGCAATCATTAGGACTTTTTATATAATATTCATTATTAAAACTTTTAACTAAATTAGATGAGTTAAAGTCGGAAGCCAATAAAACACATCTTGATTTCCAATTGTTTAAAAACTTTGGATAATAATTAAACGAAGTACAATTAGAATTTAAATTACATTGAGTTGAACATTTTATACTATCTGTATTGTTTAAGGATATTATTATATCTGCCCTACTTTCACTCATAATTTGATCCAAAAATGTAGAATAATTATTTATACAAACCGGGGATATAATATCGGCGGAGGTTAATGATAATAGACTAAATAACACTGAGAATTTCATTTTGTAATAAATATTTTTTATAATAAATGATATCAATTTTATTTTTTAATATATATATTATTATAAATTAATGGAAATAGATCAAATACATAGTAAATTTTTAAAACTTATTAAACAAACTAAATATTTTATTAAGATAAAACAAAAATATAAAATTATTCTGATAAATCTTTATTTAGAAAAAACTAAATTAAAAAAATATAATATTAATAGAGTTCCACTTGAAAAAGAATTTATAGATGTAGAATGGGAACTACCTTTTGGAATTACAATTAAATTTAATCTAAATATCAAATACAAATTCAATTATGAGTCTATAAATATCAGAAAAAATGATTGTGAAAGAATAACAAACTTTAAAATACAAAAAAAGAATGAATTAAAATTTATATTTCAAAATGAAGAATACGATGATCCACATTCTTTATGTTGTAAAATAAATGGAGATATGAAAATAAAAACTAACAATAAATATTATGATTGTTCAAAATATTTTAATTTGAATGAATTTATATTTTTAATATCATATCCTCTAATAATTGACGAAAATATATGCGATGATTTACCAATTGATATCCTAAAATTTGATATTTCTAATAATTTTTAATTATCTATTTAACAAAAATTTATATAGAAATGAAAAAATAGATCCATAATTAGTATAATCTTACAATTTTTAAAATTGTTTATAATAAGATGAAACCTTTTTAGGTAAAACCAATACCTAAAATTAATAAGACCAAAGATACTATTTTTTTGTATAAATTCTATATAAAATTGAAAAAAATAAATCTGTAGTCAAAATTAATGTAGTCATATCTAAATTATTTTTATAGAGATACATACCGGATATCAAATAAAAAAATCCATGTATATATCTCGTTTCATGCCAAAATACCTTAGCAACCTGTGTTTCGTTATTAGAACCGAAATATCCTTTATAAATAAATCCTATACCAATAGAACATAATAATAAAAATAAATATTTTTTTATTGTTGTTTTACTTAACTTTATAATAGTAAACACGAATGATAACCTGACGATAATACATAAAATCCATAATTTATGAATATTCATACTTATATAAACTAATAATTTTTTTTTTTTTTTTTTAGAATTTCTTAGTTTTTCTTTGTAATTTTTAACAATCGAATTTGGAACACAGTCTTAGTCCCCAGAGGATGGAATCAAATTTTTCATACAGGGGTTCCGCAATGACTGTTAACAGGTCTTTTGATTTATGCTATCCTTTAGCGCACTGCGTTTCCAATTTTTTTTCCTTCAAATAAATTCCGTGATTAGCTGTCTATAATTTTTCTATTCTATTCCCTTTTTGGTCAATAAAAATATTGCGGTTTAATCGGGGAAAGGTGTTTCCCAGATTCTCAAGTCAAATGTAAATCATTTTGAATAAAAGTACATATATCTTTTTTAAGTCGATTCTCTCTTAATGTACTACCATCATTACGTGCCTGTTCTTTTTCTATTTTCAACAATGTTTATATTTCATCAAAAATATAGGTCCAACGTCTTTGCAATAATTTAAAATCTCGCGCATTTTTTATTGTGTATTAAAAAATTATCTTATACCGCCAAATCCGTCTGAACGCATATAAAGTATTGGATATTTAGGCCATCTATCGGGTGGTTTCTCTGATGATTTTATTATTTTCTTACTCATTCTTTTTTTTGATTTTTTAAATATTTTTTTCGACTTTTTTTCCATTTTTTGAAGAATATTTGATTTAATCCACCATACTGGGTTAGACTGCCAGCAAGAATGTAGTACAATGTTTATTTTATTTTTTTTCCAAAATTTTTTCCCAAATCTATCAACCCCATAAGCATAAACTATTCCTAATAAGTTTTTTAGTGTTAAATAAGAATAATTATATTGCGGATTAATTAATGAGCTAAACATTGGTCTTCCATCATACATATGGTGTTTCTTGAACGGAAAATGAGGTGATTCAAATGGTTGGATACTGTTTTTTAAGGGTTCAATTATATAAATATTAAATTTTTCTATTTTACTATAACCAACTAAAAATGATAGTTGCAAATTAACACATTTATCTTTAGATTCATAAATACCTATATTATTGTAATAATCATGTCTTCTATCTGATCTTTTAGGTTCTCGGTATATATCAGCAATACCATGTTCTAATAAGTCTTTTCTTAATTTTGAATCATATATATTACATGGCTTTGACAATGGAGTAGGATTTGATGTAAAAAAAAAACGCAATCCCTTTGGAATCTTAAATTGAAAATTTCGATCATATGTCTCATTGTCTGAAACGTTCATAGGCATTTCAACATAAGAAGAAACATAAATAATTATTTCACTCATTAATATAATTCAAGATTTTAATATTTTTTATTTATCAAAACTAATTCTACATCTTTCATTCCTTGATCATTATCTTTACTATCCATATATTCTTCATATCTTTTTTTCTGAGAATCATCTAATATAGTATTGGCGTTTATTTTATAATACTCATCTATTCTGTTAAAATTTTTAGCAATAAGATCATTAATTGTAGATTTTTTATCAGCTAAATGCCATCTATTATCTGTGAAAATCTTAACATATGGCTCTTTTTTATTTGGAATGCAAATGTTATTGTTTTGGGGACAGTTTTTATTAAAATGTACTTCTTGTATCATTTTTGGTATCATTACATAAGGAAGTTTTAACAACGATGACCATTTACTTGTTGGTATATGTGATAAATCCTCTTTTCCATAACAATTAAGTACAATGTTTTGAGTTATATTAGTATCCCCCACTTTTTCTAATAATTTGTCTATATGATTATATAATAATTTCTGATCTCTTTCATATTTTTCTATTTTTTCTTCATATTTATTCTTCATATCCTCCAATTTTTTTTCTAAATTTGTTTTTTTATGACACCTATTTCTTAGGTGTTTATTTAAATTATCTTTTCTTGTAAATGTTGAATCGCAATATTCACATGTATATTTTTTTATTTTATCACAGGATAAATTTTTAGATTCTGTATCAAAATCTTCAGAATAGTTTGGATGAATATTGGAGTGATTTGGAGGAATATTGGAGTGATTTGGAGGAATATTGGAGTGATTTGGAGGAATATTGGAGTGATTTGGAGGAATATTGGAGTGATTTGGAGGAATATTGGAGTGATTTGGAGGAATATTGGAGTGATTTGGAGG